ACTTCGGGCACTTCTGTCTGAACTCCAGCAGAACATACTTTTTCCTCAGTTTTATCTTCGGCCACTTTACGATATGCATTGCTTCATACATCCCCTTCTATCATTGGTCATCACCTTCGATTGATAATGCGTCATCACAGATACCGCCGTATGCTGCATTGAATTCTGACACGATAACTCCATCTATCTCATCAAGCATATCCTGCATAGGTTGATATACTTCGGAACGTCTTTTCTTTATATATTTTCTGACAGCAACTATCGGATGACACATAGGAGTATCTATCCAATGATCTGTTGGGAGTAATGGTTTATACCAGACTTCGTGCTTATGTTTGGAATAATCATCTGCAGTGTGTACGATTACTTTTTCGAAATACTCACCGGGAGCAATTTCACCAGAAGGATCATCCTCAACAACAATGAATTTCATCTCGGACGGTGTTATTGATGCCAGTATTCCGATGTAATAGTCGTGACATCTTGAACTTGTCCTGATCAGATATGGATGTCCTACTTTAAAGAAACATGTGTCAAACGGGAGATCTCTGACATGAACCCAGTCAAGCTTCTCCATATATACTGTATCACAGCCAGGATTCTTCTCTTCTTCAACCTCATATATCTCAACACTGCTGGTTGTTGCAGTATCCGTTGGGTCGATTATACAACGGATTCCGCTGACACAACTCTTGAACCAGAGTCGCATCTCACCATTGTCCTCGGTATTCACCGGAGTCGCACAATATTTCTCAAAGGTAAAACGGGGGAGCTCATCTGGTTCCGGTCTCATACCATTTATGCCGAGATCTATCGCATATGTTTTACCATATTTGAATAACCCCATGTCCAGAAATATCTGGGTGTCTGCGGTCTGTTTTATCATCTTAAACAATTTCATATATCATCCTCCTCATGATTGGCAATATTCTTTGCCCTTGAAAGTGTGGATACTTGTGATGGTGATATGCCAATTATATCAGCAATCTGTTTCTGTTTAAATGAATGATACTGCAAATCACGAATGATTCTCACAACATCGGGTTTACCGTTACATACATACTGTTTGTGCCAACCACCAGTGAGAACGATACAGATCACATTGTTCTTCTCATTATGATACTTCAACACGGTACCATACAAAAATGGCTCGCATTTGAAGAAGTCATATATGTCCGATACAGACGTGAGTGTGTTTGGATCGATTTTAAATTTTGAGCATATGTCAGTTGCTCTCCTGATTAGATTGAACATTTTTATTTTCCTCCGATTTTATAAATAATTCTACAACATCATATCGATTGTTTCCGGTGCAGAGGATATCGATTGTATCGTATCCACATTCGGAAACATCTTGAAGGTCCATATTCTCTATATAAAACAGACCATTCTTAGAGATGTTTTCTATTCTGTATCGTTTACCAAACATCCAGAAATTCTCAATTCTATCCTGGAGCCGGGCTATGATTGCAGGTGACTTATCTGCCAAACGATAAAGCTTACCATTGTAATTGAGATCCTGGTCTTCAAGTTTAAGAAACTCTTCGAAATCCATTCTCTCCACAACATACTTTGTTGACCTCATCCATGAGAGTTCCATCTCAAAATTGTGTAGAAAGTCATCAACAACATATGTTGATTCGCAAGGCATTCCAGGGTTTGTTCTAACATTGAACTGTTCCTGTATGATTTTCTTCTGTTCAACTATATCGTCGATTGTTCCGGAATATCTTTTTAATACCCCGAATGCTTCCTCGTTCACAAGAATCTCGGTGACCTTCATATTGTTGTATTTATGTTGGTCTTCTACAACCAATGCTTTTGGTTTTGATGGGTCAATGTAAATGATATAACACCATACCAGATCACCAGCATGCTGTGATATTCTTAACCTGACGACGTTGTGTTCGGAAACCACGTTCCAATCGAACTCTTCTTCCCCGATCTTGAATTCAAATGATGTTTTAGAACCGGTTCGTGGCTCGAACGTATTTCTGATTTCTTCTTCCTGAAGAAAGTCCTCTGTCGCTGTGATAATTGAATCGAGGACATATGTCCTGATATACACATCCTCAAAAACTTGTTTCAGTTCATCTTGGTACCAGCCGTACATTTTATGCACATCCTTTCAAAAGTTAGTGGGGAGCCGGAGCTCCCCATGTGTTTAATCTTCGTCTTCGTCGTAGTATTCGTCGTCTTCCGGTTTGCGCTTTGGACGCTCACGGAATGGTATCGGTGGATACTGTTCACGATAACCTCCGACGGAATATGAACGAGGATAGATTATATCGTCTTCATTCTGTCTGTCCATAGCCGAACCACCATTGGTATTGTCTTTGATAAGCGTAAGATGTATCTTATCAAGATAATCTTCAATCTTGAAATTATCCATACCGATGTTAGGATGGAAATCGATACGTCCTTCGGCAGCCTCAATATGTGAGTAGTCGGGAGTATAGATTACCTTGGTCTGGTAACCAAACTCAATGCATGAACCATAGATTCGGAGAATCATGATTGTTGTATTCTGGAATCTGGGATCATCATCAATAGTGAGGCTCCATATACTTCCAAGATGAATCTTACTCTCATCAATAATCCAATTGTCATTATCCTCAGTGAGAACATACTCGGGGAGTATTCTTGTTCCATCCTTGTATATCTTTACTTCACCTGTCTGGAAGCGTTCAGCAGGAACAGATAATGAAAGATTTACACCCGGAACATACTTGTCATCCATAAAGCTCTGACCGGGAAACATTCTGCGATTCGGAATGTTTCCTTCCTCTGGGATGAGCTCCTTATGGAAATGCATACACGATGTGTCATAAAGCGGTTCGAAGTTGCTTCTCTCACATTCAGGTCCGCAATATGTCAGTGTGAGATCATGTTTTACACCGTTGACGTCGATGGTGTAGTCTCCACATTCGAAACTCTTCTTTTTGAAGCGAAGAAACTTTGGACCTTTCTTGATTAAATTTTTCATTGTTTTACCTCCTGGAGATTTATTTAAACCCATCTGGGTTTAATACGTGTAATTTGAATACTCATCAGAATATTCATCTGCATATGATAGTGCTCGCCGGATCGATTCATCGACTGATAAATCACCCGTTTGGATTGGAAAATATGAATGCTCCCACATGTTTGAAATAGGATAATATGGTTCACTGTAACTTTTTCTTTTGCACTCTGGACCAGTTTTATTTTTCTCTTTCACCACAATTTCACAGAGTTGTTGATCGACCCACTCAACATATGTGAATGTGTTAGTATATTCAACAAGCCAATTATACTCACTCGGCGCCTTTTCTCTTAATGTTTTAATCGCATCGTAATATATTGGATCCGATTTTCTAATATAAAAAGTTGCCAAATACCATCCACGAAACTTACATCTCAATACGAGAAGAATCTTGTGTAATATTGTAACTCTATCAAAGAACGACAATATCATCGCATCATCATCACATGTTGAAATAGTATTGATGTATTCATGGTGCAACCCAGACCCAATATCTCTCAGTTTATTTAGCATGACTGTATTGATATCAGGTATTTTCCATAACTCATAAGCCCGCTTCTGTAGATATTCAATATACATATGATATAATTTTATAAACATTGAATTGTTTTGAATAATTGGAACATATTCAATTTCTACTCGTTTCGGTTTAGGTTGATCCATTTCAACAGGTGGTGGTGGAACTGTCATCACCATATCATCTCTCACCATTGCTGAGATAATACTATAATAACATTCCAATGGCACATTAGTTAGTATCAAAGCGTAGTCTGTTGCTGTGGGATTTATATTCATTTTACGAACAAACCCATTGAGCTCGTTTACGAAACCAATACCTCGATCTTTTATTGATATTCCGTAATCGGATACAAATATAGCGATCGTGTTTGGTAATGATGGCGACATAACTGCACACATATATTCAGTATATATCTTGACATAAGTTTGAATAGTGACTACTTTCCCAATAGACCTATGCATGAAGAACTTGCGGAGATCCCTTAACATGTTGAGATATGCGACTGATTTGTCATCCCACTGCAAATTTTGTGGTAATCCGTTTTCTTCTGCAAAATTGCGAATTGATTTTGCCATAAAATAACTCGCCTTGTCCCAATATTCGTCGAAAAATGCATACATGGTTTTACTTCCTTTCTGATATCGTTAAAAATGTTGGACTCCGATATCAAATTAATAATATACATGTGAAAAAAGAAAAAAGATTGGGGCCATTGTGGCCCCTAAATCATTCGCTTCAGTTATTAGATTTGACTCTATATCAACAGGATTGCTCCTGTAATTTTAAAGACGGGGCGGTGTCCAACATCCGCCCCCGCCCAGAAAGGATGTGTGAACCATATGGACATGGTTCGTTGGGCTAATGGGAAGCCCATGGTGACCCGTACCGGAGTTGAACCGGTGTCGCCTCCGTGAAAGGGAGGTGTCTTGACCACTTGACCAACGGGCCATTATTGGTTAGGGCAGTGGGGATCGAACCCACGAATTACGGGGTCAAAGCCCGATGCATTTCCTCTTTGCTATACCCTACCGAATTGGTCCGGATGACAGGACTCGAACCTGCGGCATCTTGGTCCCAAACCAAGCACTCTACCAAACTGAGTTACATCCGGATACACTTGCTGATGGTGTTTTAATCAGGCCGTTCCATCTCTCCTCATTTGACTTGAGTTGGAAGAATCCTCTTAAACTACGTAGGAAGTTTTCGTTTATACACGGTCACCGGGGTGGTGACATCTCCATCAGCGGTAAGCATACTGTTCCTTGATGATCCCTTTCAGGGGTTGACGAATCCCCCTCGTCGTGGAGTCTTCCCAAACTCCCTTTCATAACGTCGACGGTTTAACGTACGTGCACGGGGCACCGCCTCCGACCAAAGAACATAAGATTCGAACTATGGCTCGCTACTAACGATGTGGACACCATCCGGCCCAAGTTCATCGCCACCATACTGGGTTAGTTAATTCCCATACCCGATTCACGACCATTAACCATTAATCCAGGGAAGCTATATATCATTTCAAGACAACCCCGAGTCCTCACGGATGTTCGAATCTCTGTGGAAACAACTAAAGGGATGAGATGAACATCCCAAGCCTGCCGGCCTTACATCAACCATTCTGATGAGGTTGCTTGTTGTTTCCACTTTTGGGACGGTATGACGCTACGGAGGATAAGGCCTGACAAGGGCGAACTAACCCGAACCTTATAATTGTGAACGTCATACCACTGGTATGATATCTGAAGGATCGTATGAGACTTGAACTCATCCGTCGAATAATTCAATATTCAAACGTTGCTATGAGATAAACTCAATTACCTCAACCGTTCTCTTGGACCACCCATCAAATATCATTGGTGCCGAAGGTGGGGATCGAACCCACACGTGATTGCTCACAACGGATTTTGAGTCCGTCAAGTCTACCAGTTCCATCACTTCGGCAAATGAAGTCACCGCAGGCGGGAGGTCATTCCCATGGCTGCGAATTCAGCTGAAGCTGCCAATATACCAACGGTGACATATTCTTATTTTGGGACCGATGCCCGGGATACTCGACAGCCGATCATAATATAGATCCGGCGCTTTCACCTACCTGTTGGCATCTGGTCCCGCTCACCACTTCTTATGTTGAAGCTGTCATGTGCACTGACGCGGTGAGTTGTTGAACAATAGTTCGTATAACCTGCTACGGGATCGAACCTACTCCTTTCGGTGTTTATGTTCGAAGCATACCACGATACGCGTGGACAACCTCCGGAGCCCTTCCAACCAAGGTACAGATTATACGATTCAGTCCAATTATCAGCCACTGTCCTACAATTGCATGGGCGTCTGCATGCACCAAAGAGACGGACAATCTCAATGATACACATGGTACCACATGGTCATGAATGGCATCAAATTTTTCCTCCCATTGTCAACTATATCAAAAGCGGACTACACGGCAAGCCCTCATCCGCTTATTGATGTAATATATTGTATGTTATTCCTCCTCATTTATTATTTTTGAATTTCTGATCATACATTTTGCCAGATCACGGAGCGCGTCGTCCGGTGTTTCACCAATGCCGTAAGCGGCTTCACCCTTCTTGCGAGCAGCCTTGAGGCCTCCCCATGTTGATCCGCATGTGAGGTCATCTTCGAACACCCCGTCTGGGATATATCCAACGCCACAGCACCAAGCGGTGTATTCCCCACCCGAGTATGTGCCACCATAACGATCCTTGATTACACACAACGGATATGCACCATCGAGGATCTTCTGGATTTCTTCCTCGGAAGGCTCATCCTCATCGGGAATGATAAGGGTGAGAATATCTCCCCACTGATCCATATCCATGAGAAGTTCTGAAGCTGTTCTCGAAGACACATACACCAACTCTGGATGAGAATCCATCATTGGGAACTTGGATTCATCCCAAGTCACTCTGATGTTTAATTCAAGTATCGTTCCATTTGTTGGGTATCTCAGAACGAATACTTTTCCATCCTTTGGAAGTGTGCCTTTGTGAGACACGACGATCTCACCATCATTTGCATTTAATGATGTAACTGCCGGAACACTCACCATTGTCGTTGGGACGCTCTTTAACTCCGTCGTCTTGCGAAGCAAGTCAGCTTCTTTTGGCCAGAGCTCTGCAAGCTCTTCGATCATTTTGTTTCTCATGCAAAAGGCTATTAGAACCTTCTGGTCGAAGAAGTTGATCCCGAACTTATTCAGGATCTCGACCTCAAGCTTACATCCTCTACTCTTCTCCCAGTCACCATACAGAATGATGTCTGTGGCTTTGCCGAGAAGTCCAATAGAACGGCAGAAGCGGTAAAGGTCCTGCTCCTTATCTGAATGAAAGTTTCCCCTGACATCGTATGGATCATCTGGAGTGAGCTGTTCGATAAGTTCGATATTCTCCGGCTTTTCGCCTATGAATGCTGAAAAGAGCTTATGCAGCATCACTCGCTGCTTTGCGATCTCAGCCACGTCATATCCTGTAAACGGCTGAGATATGAATAATCTACGCTTCATTATTATTTGCTTCCTCCTTTTCCATTTCCGCGATCTCAGCATTGATAGCATCAAGCCTTTCGCGGAGTTGAGCTTGAGATGATGGCTCAAGGCAAACCTCGAGCATCACCTCTGTCTGAAACTTATACTCCTTCAGTTCTCTCAGAGTTTTCATCTTCATCATCCTCTTCGTTATCTGCGCCTGTGCTGACGAGGTACTTCTTGTTGGGATCAAGAGAGTCCTTGAGGCAGCTTCTAACCTGGCGGAGACGAGCCCTGAGGGTTACCTCCTCATCGCTCATCGGAGCTCCCATATTGAGAAGAATGAGATCACCGATCTGTTTGCAAAGCTTTTCATCCTCCTCTAACATCTGCTTGATGCTTACGGGCATTTCTGTTTCTATGTTTCTCATTTGGAAACACATCCTTTCTGCACACGTAAAGATTTTGTTGGTAGTGTGCATATTAATAATATACTTATGAAAGAATGAAATAATAGGTGGCTATATCTTCCTGTAGAGATGAAGATTCATGAAATCTGTACCAGGATGAATCTTAAGAACAACGAGACTTATTTCATGGAAAGCTTCTCCAGTAAGAGTTTTGATAGTTTCTCCTTCAGGGATATCAATATGATATTCTGACCATTCTGGATACGATATTGTTTTCGTGAGATGTTCATTTGCCCATTCTGGTTCTATATGCATTATATATTTCTTTGCAGCAACTCTGCTGTTACCACCGCTGACATATGCTGTTCCCCAAAGATAGCGATCACGATACATTGATACGATATATGAATGAGTGTATGCCATTATTAATCTCCTTTGTCGTTAATGAGTTTTTCTTTGATTTCATCTACGTATAGATCCCTGAATGATTTCACAAGATCCGGAACACCTATCAGCAACAATGATGAGTCGTCTTCCATGATGTTGACAACCAGTGTGAATGACTCTGTATGTTTCGAAGGATAAAACACGAAGTTATATCCCGAACATGTTATACCAAGTTTTTCTTCACCTTCGGCAATATATTTACGAGTAAGATCGAGGATTTGCCAACCTATATTGTCTTCGTCAGATCCGTTGTCGTATTCATCGATGAAATCGATATGTGAGTAAACGATTTTATTTCCGTTATAATGAGCCATCACTTTACTCCCTCTATATTTGTTTCCCACCATACATATGGATCATATGCGAGATCATTATACTCATCAATTGTCAAGTATACGAGTGCACTTTCTCTTGATATTGTCTGCACATCTGAAAGTATACCTCTACAGTCTTTGTTATAGGTCTCTTCGACTTTTTCGATTTTAAAAGGGAACAGCGATGTTCTATCTTTCACATCATTCAAAGCAACGGGTTCGGCTATAACAATGGTATTCTTATGCTTAATACTGGTGCCTCCAATGTAGAGATCTATCTTTTTTTCTTTTGAATTGGATACTTTTCTAAATATAATCATATTTACCTCCTATTATTCATCGGGTGGTGACAATAAACCGTTATTGGAATAACTGGACTCTTTGGGTTTTCTTTCATCACTCTTCATATCTTCGGGAATGAGAGCTTCTGTAATCACAATGAATACAGCTGCAGATATCAAACAAATGCCAAATACCAGTAATACGTATAGATCAATCTTTCCGTTAACCAACAGAACGAGATTCTTTACTATCATTATTACGGTCGCGATAACCATTGTAAGTGACATGAATGCCGAGATAAAACCCAGGCCGACTTTCAAATGCTTTTTCATCATGTATCACACCATTCCTCTTTTGAGACTTTTTAATCCAGTGCCTTCATCTGTAGATGTAAAATATGGAGATAAATCTCCTTTGTATTTATCAGCCAATGCTTCGGTTGGTTCTTCGTAATATTTTACAACCTTATTCTGCGCTTTAGCCCACTTGATTTCTTCCTTTGTAGATTCACCCATATATCCACCGGGATTAATCACAAGAACTTCATCGGACATGCTTATCATATCACGATGCACTTCTACCAGAACATCCTTAAGATCTGGACGTGCGTTGTTCTCGAAGTAGCAATGCGGCATGAGTACAATATATCCCATGAGGGTATACTCGGAAGCAACCTTGTGAAATACATCCTTGAAGCGGGATGAACCGCACAAAGTAATTATCTTTCTTTTACCATCTTTATTACTAATCATTTTTATTTTCCTCCTCATTAGGTTTCTTTAATAAATCATAGCGTTCGGCATTCAGGACGGCTTGTAACCATTCTTCGTCAGATGGCCACAAAAATCTGTATGGTAAATAATCCCCTATCACCATTTAAACATCTTTCTTATCGAATCTTATGAGCGAATTTACGAATTCAGGTTCCTTTGAGAATATCGGTGTCTTAAATAAACAATCTTTGAGATTGGGATCATTCTTAGGAAGTGTCAGAAATCCACGTTTCTGATAATCAGGTAAGTCATTCCAATTGACACCCTGTTCGGTAAACAGTTTATTCTGCAACTCATTGGATTTTATTCCATTGAGTTCTTTCTGGGAATAATACTGCTGAGCCAGCAGATTGATTGAATTTCTTTCAGCATCCTGTTGACGATCAATAAGATAGTTATTCACTTCCTCAAAGGGCAGGTTGAAACATCGCGAATCAAATCCAACATTCCCCATAATTGCTTTACGATAACGATCAGTCGTACCGATTGGAAGAAATGCTATGAATTGATTGAAAGATCTGTTAAATTCTGCGGTTGCCATCTTTGCTGATACCGACACAAGTTTTTGTATATTATATCCGAACCATGCATCTGTATCAAGTTTCTTATAATCCTGAAGAACAAGAGATATCTCATCAGACTGACTATAACCAAGAACACACCCTTGGATATTATTCACAAGATATGATGTGACACCTTTCATAGTGATACTAAGGACTTCATCCAATGGTTTGTCGAAGTTTTTTGTGAATGAGTGAAAAGCAACACCATCAAGTCTGATGATAACCGGTGTTCTTCTCATGAGATATGCCTGTGATACAGCTTCATATTGTTTCATTCTTTCGTGTAAATTCATTTAAAACATCCTTTCATGTAAAAGTATACGGGGGCGTGATGCCCCCGCTTTTATTATTCACTCATAATACCGAGAGAGATACCATTCCATTCACGCAGAGATACATCAACCTCACCAGTGATTCTGTTGGTGAAGCATGAGTAATGGAACAGTTCGAATGATGGCACGAGCTCTTTCGGGAGGAAAGTCATATTCAACGCATCACCATCAAAGTCTGCATTGAATCCCTTAAGAGGCTCTGTTGTCAGAGAAATTGTATCGTCATCGAACTTGTATCTTCTGATACGGAACAAGCCGATTGAAGCCAGATTATTTGTTGGCTCTCTCAGCATTATTACCCACTGTCCTTCGGCGATAATCTCATTAAGTATCTGAATAACATATGGGTTTCTTTCATTTGTGTTTACCATCTGGAATGCTCGTTCAAGAGTCAAACCATAACGGACACAAAGTATGTGTGTGATTCTGTACTGATATGCTGTAACAGCCGTTGCGAAAGGAATATCGATCTCGTCAGCTGCAAGAGTATTATCGTATGTGATAACACCTCTTCCTGAGAATGAGAATGTTCCTCCGATGATTTCAGAACGAACGAATCCTTCTTTACCCTTGATCTCATTAGCTATCAGAAAATCAGTTGCCTGGACCATGTAATTCTGAATATAATTGAGTGCCTGAATCTTCTCAACGTCAAGCACCATATCATCCAGCTTACAGTAGATAGCACAGATCATAGAGAACCACTTGTTGATTCTCGGATAGAACATCGTTTCAGATGTCTTTGATACCGGTCTGAATGCCGTTGAGTATATCGGTATCTTCGAGGTAAACACAGAAGCTTTATTATCCAGAAGCAGCTGAAGTTCAGGATGATTCTTCGGAGCACAGTTACACATAACATCTTCGAAGTTTGCATAGAAACCATCAAGTCCAAGTCCCTGGAAACGGTGTTTGTTTATCGGGATCTTCTTAATGATGTATGCGATATCATTCTGAGAAACTCTACCAGTCTTCTTGTTCTTCTTGTTCTCCTCAAAGTTGGTGTCATTCTCATTGTATGGAACTGAGTAGTCTGCTTTGTAATCACCTATGATGAAACGAAGCATGTTGTTTCCAAGTACACGTTTAACGATTGCGTAGTATACTGGAGATATGACATGGTGTTCGCCAAGGTCTATCCAACCCGTATACTGGAAGTTGAGTGAATGCAGTGATATCTCAGAACCACAGCGAGGGCATTTCTGTCCAACGAGATCCTGACCTATGAATGAACCACACTCACATCTGTATTCACAATCCATGAACTTGGATGAATTGATCATTTGATCAATGTTTGTGGACATATATCTTGAATCCTTCTCGATGAGAAATCCGTTGTTGGTTATCATATCAACAAGGAACTCATGTTCCAGATTCAGTCTTCTAAGTTTGATTCCCATTTACACATCCTCCTATATTACCACGATCCAAACATGATCTTGATTTTAGCCTCATACTGTTTGTACAGATCAGTCAATGTTCTGCACTTAGCAGTCGGCTTCAACCAGAATATTCCAGCCTCCTCTTTGTTAGCATTCTGAGAAGGAAGCCACACATTCTGAACCTCGACCTTGTCGATATCAGTAAGATCATTCAGCGAAGAGTTTGTCTTCTGAATGAGTTCAACATATCTGTCTTCAGATATTACCTGGTCAACGTGATAATACTGATGACGATAATGTTTGAGATCGTCCTGATCAAATACAGGAACAGGACGACCTTCAATCATCTTTATATCTTTCAAGGGCCAGTATTCAAGATGTACACAGAGAAGCGGATCATAGCCGGTGTCACACTTGTGTTTGTAATGTGCTCTGATGAGCTCTTCGGAAAGTGTGTTATTGTCTGCCATATTAAAGTTCCCCCCTGCACATATTTGCAAACAGTGTCACAACCATGTCAAGAATGTTGAGAACCATATTACCCGTTTCATATACAAGTGAAGTACCCAACAATGAAGGATCATTGTGGTTCACGATTGTATATGATGAGAGCACGCAGTTCATAATACATTCAATATATGTTGTAACGTTCTTCTCTGAAAGCATATACTGTTTGAGCTCGTTGAGTTTGACGTATTTCTTAACCCCATTGATATCCTTCTGCGACAGCTGCTTTGTTGTTGCAGATACAGTCTTACCCATAAGGATATTGATGAGGTTGTTTCCTGTTGAAGCTTCTTCCGAAATCCCATACATTGTCATGATGATGTGACGAACATACAGAAGCAGAATGTATTTCTGTTTCATGTTCAGAACGTCAACGTCAATTGATGAATGGAACTTGTTGTAGAGAATTGTTGTTATCAGAAGCTTTGAAAGATCATTCATCTGAGGAAGATTCTCCAGATAGAAATCAACAGGCGAAAGGTCAATCTCAAATGCTATCTTAGCTATGATGATATTGAGGTCAATAGTTACACACTGGAATTTGCCTGGATCGAATGAACGCTTTGCTGAGATTGGAGATGCCGATGATATTGTCTCACTAAGGAGCTGTGCAGGATCATCAACATTTACCAATGAATATCTGAGCTGATTTCTTCTCATCAGTATGAGCGCCTGATTAACTACAGACTTGATGAATCCGACACAGGAATTTACAGGTCTCTTGTTAATCTTATCCCATGAAGATGCGAATGTCAGCTTGATCAGTCCATCACAGAGAAGGTTCTTTCTCATAACAGACTGAGCGATTGTTGGTGCAGTGAATCCTTCGATTGCCTGCATGTCATAAATGTTTGAGTTAGAGGATATGCTCTGAGCTACGTTCTTGTATACGTAGTTAGAGAGAAGCTTGTACATATTTGGATTGATGTACTCCATGGCATTGGTGTAAGCTGTAGCGAACAGCTCGTAGAGATCCTTTGGAACATTACCACTTGAAATGATGAAATGTTCGATGTAGATTCTCATCACCTTTATCATGAATGATACCATATAGATATCTCTGAGACAGTCTTCAGGGAAGAGGCCGATAACATCATCACCGACATCATTCTCATCGACCATCTTGCGAATTTTATCGATGATTCTGTCAGAGAACAGTGTTTTGAAAAGTACCTTGTGGTATTCATCGAATGTCCTTATATTATACTCACCAGAGTCAGTGATATACTTTGCGATGAGCATGTTTGTAATCAACTCGTTGTCGTCGTCATAAAGAGCACAGAAGAAGTTAATCTGTTCACAGATATAATTCTGGATATCTACTTTCTTTGATCTGAGCTGAAAAATCTGGATGTTGGGATCAAGCACATCCTGATTGTTGGGAAATACAGCTGCGAAGTTCATGAATACCTGAGAACCGTGATGGCGGATTATTATGTCTTCCGGTATAGGTTCCCATTCAATGAACCTCGTCTTTTTATATCTCTTACCCTGTATTCCCGGTGGGAATCCGTTGTAGGGATATTCCGTGCCGTGGTGTGTGTTGTATGTATACGTCTCCTCAGGATCCAACGTATACAACAACGTTTTGTTTATTGGCTCGCTTCTCATAGTATCCTCCTGTTCATCTTATCATTTGTCGAGGTTTATAAAGCCTCCTGAAATTATGCCAGTATAGCTGACATATTTGTTCTTCTCCTTTAATTTATCTCCAATCTTATCTATGACAACTGGTGCCAAATGTAAGAAATTGTCGACAATAGTAATAGCTGCTGGAACTTCTGTTTCCAAGCAACGTTTCAATGTTTGCGTCGATGCCGTCATAAGAGTTACATTCATATTTTTTTCTAACACGGGGACGATGTCTCCGGTAACGAACTCTATTGGCTGCTCGTATGTTTTAAGTATTTTCTTGATTATCGGTATATCATATGCTGAATAAACCATCAATTTTTTGACGCCGTTTTTGTATGCTGCATCAAAAAGCTTGTAGGAGTAGTACCAGTTTGGTTGGAAAGCGGCAAAAGAATCCAGGTAATCTTCAACCTTGAAATCTACCCCAAATTCTTCTTTTAACCAGAATTCAGGAGATTCCTTTTCCCGGTTAATGTAGCTAAGGAGGATGTCCTCAACGGACATCCCCATAGCCTTTTCATTCGCTTTCTTAGAGCGCAGGTATCTGATAACGTTGAATCCCACCATCGAAATGATGTCTTCATACTGGATGATTATACCTTCTTTTCCAACGAAGGAGATATCAACCATTAGAAAGGAGAATCCTCGTCGTTATCATTATTATTGTTGCCAAACTCTTCCGGGTCGAGCTTAGCGTTGATCTGCTTGTCTCTGATCTTTACAAGAGCATCCTTGAGAGCAGGCATGCAGCAGTGAATGTTTGTGAATCCAGCCGGTGTAGCATCGAACTGAATCTTCTTTGAACCGATCTCGTTTGTAACTGTCATAACAGTAGTTGTATCAGAGCCGAGAATATCGAGCTTTGATTTTCCGCTATCGTGCATGTAGTGGAGGGTCTTCATTGCAGAGTGGTCTTCCTCAACGATTTCACAGAGAAGAATGAGACCTGCAACCTCCTCAGGATTCAGCAGGCATGAAGGATTTTCCTTGTTGAGACCTGTCTCGAACTGGACTCTGTTCTTAGAATCACGACCCATCTCATACTTGATTGAGAGAGTTGCGAATGTAGAGTACGGAGACTTGTACATGCCGATCTCAAGCACTGCAGCCTTGGAAGGTTCATCAGGCTTCTTACCGAAAAGACGAGCGATCTTCCAGTTACGCTTTTCATTCTGCTGAGCATTACCCACGTTATTGCCGAAATTGTTATTTGCCGAAATCATTATAGATTCCTCCTTCGATGTAATAGTATAATATAGTTAGTATTTTGGATGTTTTTATACATCCTCATCCATGTCCATATCCATGTCATCGTCGTCATCATCTTCGTCTTCTTTCAAAGATTCAACGATTGATTCAACTGTCTGATGGATATCAACAAGATCATTCTTGTGAAGTTCAAGAACTTCGGTGAGTGCGTTATCAGTCGCCTCATCATATTTGTCAAACCACTCACGAGCCTGAAGACTGTCGATGGGGAATGACTCCATCGTTGAGATGAGCTCGAACAATGCACCTGTGTTGGTGAGAACATCCTCAGCATCGTTGATAGGTGTGATAGACATGCCAAGCTGCTTCTTTACAGCATTGATATTCTCAGCAAGCTTTCTCACATACTCATTCTCAATACCCTTCTGAAGTTTCTCTCTTGGTGGGAGATCCTCCGTAAGTTCTGAACGATATTCTTCAACAGCTTCAATTGCAGCATCCATATCTTCAAGAATGAATGATATTTTAAGCTGCCAGAAGAATGGCTGATCAAAAGCAACATCCCCCTTTATTTCAGATAAATCATCATTAAGGTCATATGAGACACCTGTCTTCTGTTCAAGCCAATTGAATATAGCTTCCCAATCCATGACCAATTCACCTCCTTTCAATGTAATCATATATGCATGCATATCAGATATAAAGCATGCGTGCTGCTAAAAATCCTCCACGAGTATCTGCCATTGTTACATCAAACAATCCAAGAATCTGTTTGAAAGGTCCAAGGAGTTTATCCACCAATACTTCCATATCAACATAAGGCTGTAACCATTCGGGTGTTTCCTTATAAGATTCAGGAAGACATATGTGAATGCTCTTCTTGAGTTTCTCATCATCAACTCTCGCCATTTGGAGAATACGCTGGATTCTGAGATCTTCTGATTGTAACATGGCTTCGGTGTTGAGAGGTACCAACAGAACTCTATCCATTGGAAGTATTTCTTCTTCAGGGAACAGATTGTTCCATATGTTAGCACCCTTCATCTGAGCCGGAAGAGATTTAGACTTCGTGTAAGCCTCTGGAGTTTTGATCGAGAGTGCTTTATAATATGCTGTGTTCGAACGTGCTTCGATAAACAGCTTCTCTCTGAGATCATAATATGCATCCAACAATCCTTCAATGTTTATTTCATCAGATGTCAGAATATACTTATCATACAACTCCAGCATGATTGGTTCAAGGAACTCTGCAGAATCTCTCTTCTTGAACGACAAACCAGTTACTGCAATATCATGAATATCTCGAGGAGTTCCTTCCTGAACAAACATTGATGAAGCATACATCTTCTTCTTGAACAGTGACATCGCAAGGAATGTGAACTCATTCTTGAACACGAACTTCTTACGATAATATTCATCCTTGATATTGTAACCGAGTGTGACATAATATACAAACTTGGGTATGATGTTCTCGATAAATAATCTCATGCCGATTGCGGAAGCAATAAGACAACTCATTTTGAAGTTGGGAACTCTTGCCTGGAATGCGTCGATGTAGTGTGGGAAATGAACCATCAATGAATCAGTATCCGTTACACATACTATCAAACGCTGCATTTCTTCTGCACGAGTCTCAACATCATTCAGAATGAACGGGTAGATGCAGTTGTCAAGTATAACCTTTGTGACATACTTCATATCAGATTCGATAGCTTCAGGAACTTCTGTACCAAATCCATCGGTCTTCAACTCAGCCTTCGCATCTTCCTGGTCCATCTTCATCAGATCCTCAAACGGAACGGGGTGGTTTTTGAGATAACCAGATATACGAGTGAACTCTGCTCTCAAATAATTTTCTGCGACATAATGAATATTGAAAGCTAACATCAATCTGGTCAGGTCATCATTGCCGAGAGTGCAGCAGAATCTGTGTACGAGATTCATATCATCCAACGTTGGATTATTCAGCTTTGACAGCAATCTATCTGCTACAACATCCGGTGTGAAATGATCTTTGATTATGTCTCTATCTTCCCCATCTCTGAGAACGATATGAATCATATCAAACAATTCATTTATCGACGAACACTTTGCATACGGATGGTTATTTCCCGTGCTAAACTCCAGACAACAAATTAATGTTGTGGTGATATTCTTAGCTGTGCTTGTCGTAGCCGGAGGGATATATACAGAATAGAATGGAGACAAAGGTGTTCCAGACCCACCGTAATCTGCGTTCATGATAACCTTGATTGACATCTGGGTTGTGTTTCTGTTGATGTAGTCGATTGAATGTTTATCAAACTTCCACATCTCTTTCTTAACACGCTTTCTATCAGCTTGCAATGTTTCCAGCATACTAATAATCGGAGGTAGATATTCTTCATGTTGTTTGAAGAATGTGGCATTACCCGCGATGATGGGTTGTCTATCTTCAATCCAATTGAATACATTAGACACACTCGTTTCCAATATTTCCCTCGTCATGTTATTATGCATGATACAAGGAATGTCCTTCTTCTGACTGTCGATTAGCTCTTCAGTAAGCTCCCTTACTCGGGCGGGATTTACATTCGGGTGAAGCTGTAGATATTGGTTGATTATTTCTTCCTTATATCTATCAAAGATATCCATTAAATCATTCCTTTCTTTGGAGGTGAACTCATGGAATACAACGATCTTGAACACAAGCCTCAGGTAAACGGAGTTGAACTTCGTCCTGGTATGACGCTTGAAGACATAGGTATTCTTGAGATGACACCTGAAATGGTTGCTGAGGTATTCCTCGAAACCTTTGGTGTTATCTTATAAAGATATACACTTGTAGGTATCATATAGATAATATGTATACCTTATAAAATAATTTGTAAAGGAGTTTCGAAAGACATGCTTGATAATATTAAAAAGCGAATAGCTGAGCAGACTGCAGATGTCGTGACAAGAGCAAACGCCAAAGATGACGATACTGCGTTAGTCGCTGAATATGCTCATATGTTCCAGGAACTTAGTGATCTTACTGTCGAGGGAGATGGTTCTTCCAGATCAATCGAACTGCTTCTCGATGATGATGGCAAACTTGAACCGGATCCTGTAGACGATATCGAAATCGAAGAGCTCGGCTACAACCTCAAGACAGGTACTATCGATGTTCTTTCTGATGCAGCTATCAAAACTGAGTATGCTGCTATGAAGTCTAAGGATGACTTCTTCACTGAATCCGATAATCTCTTCCAGGCAAATGATGAGGATAACGAAGCTTATGAGGCTCGCCGTCATCAGTACGCTGACAAAAGCTGGATGAAGTATCGTCAGCAGGTTCTTCAGGAAGGCGCCTTCGGATATAAGAGAGTCAATGCTACATGCGATAGCGTACCATCTCTCGCAACTATCAACTTTGGTGAGTACAGAGGCAGCGATTACAACGTAAGAATGCCCATTCAGCATCAGGTTGATAAGAAGGGTAATCTCACACGTCACCAGCTTGAGTCTATATATCTTGCTGAATCATGTGGTCTCTGCTCAAATCTCATCGATGAAGTAAAGAAGGATCTTAGCGAGAGATACCATATTTCTGAAAGTGCTTCTATCTGGGACACTATGGTTCCTGCTGTACTCGTTGCACCCATCGATCCTATCGACAAGCATTCTGTAATCGTAGGATTTAAGAACGATGCAAATCTTTCTGGTATGGATTTCTATCGTTTTGCAAATCCTGTATGTGAGTACGATACCAGCAATACTGTTCTTGAACATGCCACAGTTGAAAGACTGGACAATTCAAAGGTTCGTGAACTTTCCAAGTTCTGTATCACAAAGAACGCTGCAATAAAGGAATCTCAGAAAGAGAATCCTAACTATCACAGATTCGTTCAGGAAGCTATAAACATCGGCGGTGACGGTGGTGATCAGCAGAACGCTAACCAGACACAGGATCAGAATGCAGCACCCCCTGCAGACAATCAGGGCTCAACACCTCCTGATGGAAATGCAGATGGTCAGCAGCAAAACAATGAGCCTGCTACTGTAGAGGTTGGCAAGAATGATGTGTCTGATGCAATTGTTCAGGGTGCAGAAGATGCAACAACAAAAAACAATGAACCCATAGAAGGTAAGGATGCTGACACAGATCTTCCTGACGTAAATGAAGAGATTCCTTCTCTCGACGATGATTCTAATACTGAGGGTGAAACTCCCGAGAGTGACGACCTTTCCAATATGGATCCCGATCAGGCTCTCAATGAACTCAACAATGAAGGCACCGAAGATGCTGCTCTTGATGGCGATCTTAATGCAGATGAAGTAGACATAAATAATATGTCAATGAATGATCTCATCAATCAGGGTACTGAGGCACTCAAGAGTATGTCTATCGAACAGCTCAAGACATTCTTAGCAAATCATGATAATGCTGCAGTTCAGGAAGCTTTCATACTTACCAATGCGAACATCAATGATGAAGTTGATGTTCTGTTGAGAAAGACTCTTGGTGTTCTTAACGACAACAAAATGGAGATAGGCCAGCTCGTATCTGAGTTCAAGAAGTATGGTAAAAAGCTCAACAGGGTTCTCACCAAGGCTTCTAAGTGTCCTAAGGTATACAACAACAATGAGATCGATAATATCAAGAAGCTTAACAAGTGTCTTGCAGATCTCATGGTTACTATCAAGGCTTCAACTGACAAATCTTCCATCCAGGTTATCAAGCGTCTCATGAAGGCATTCACTTCACAGGCTGCTGTTGTTGGAAAGATTGTTGAAAAGAAGAAAAAAGATCTTCCCAAGGCTGAAGTAAAAGATACTAAGAAGAAGGCTGTTCAGGAATCTTATTCCACAACTATGAGCAGCTTTCTCGATAGAATGGATTGAGAGGTGAAAAGTAATGGGAAACGAAATCAAAAATCTTCTCGATGATATCACAAAGGATGTGGATGCTTCTTACAATCCCACAGAAGGTCCTGGTATAACTTTCGACAAGGGTGCATTCCGCGAGAAACTTTCACTCTATGTTCTCAAGGATATTGTATGCGCCATGCTCGATGAGAATATCGATGATGTTGACGAAATGGTTGACAAGTCAATCATGAAGCATATACATGACAACTACGATGGTTCATGCTACGGTTATCTCTGCCATGCACGCGACAGACTTGCTTCTCCCGGAATGAATGTTTTCGGCAACATCGTTCAGGAAATCGATGAGAAGTGTAAGTGTGCTTGTGAAGCTGCATGTAGAACCAAACAGGTCCAGGAAGCAGCTATCAGTGATGCAAAGGAACTCCTCGATGGTGTTGAGAACTACGATCAGCTCAGAGAGAAACTCAAGAAAGAAGTATCTCAGCAAGTTGTCAACGATGTCGTTAAGGTAATAACCAAGAGTAGTGAAGCTCCTGTATTCGATATCGATGACAAGGTAAAGGTTGTAGATAATCCCGAGCCAGCTATAAATCCCAACGGCACTAAGGATTCTGAAGACGATGTAACAACTGAATCATTCATCCTTAAGCGCATTGGTGGTATTATCACCGAAGGTGCTATCGCCGGTGAAGCTATTTCTCAGGAAGAAGCATACGATACTGCAATAGTTGAATATGCTATAGCTCAGATGGATGTAATGACTAAGGCTCGTCCTAAGTTCCTTAACACATTCACAAAATTCATGTAAAGAACAAAAAAAATGAGGCGGCGGGGAAACCCGCCACCACCTCATTTCTTCTTTTTGTTAGCTCTGCGCTGAGCGCGGTTTTGTGGAGCCGCAGGAGCGGGAGGGGTTTCCTCCGACTCCTCGTCTCCGGCTTTTCAGCCATCCTTCTTCTCTGTAGAAGCGGGAGCTGCTTCGGAACCATTCTTATCAGTCATTGCCTTGAGTTCCTGAACGAATCCGGACATCATATTTCCTAATCCGTTCATCAGATTTGTGAGTCCTGTGTTGAACTCATCCTTTGTTATGCTCGGTGCGGATTCTGTAACAACATCTGATGCTGGTGGTGTCTGTGGTGCAGAATTTACTGTCACTGTCTGAACAGGTGCCTGTGCCTGAGGCTGGAACTGCTGTGCTGGTATATACTGCACGGGTGCTGAAGATTCCACTACCTGCTGCTGAACCTGCTGGGGCTGCTGAACCTGAAGCTGTGCGTACTGAGGCTGGCTTCCGCCTGTAATAACGACAGGCCTGCCACCGGCAAGTGCAACGTTCCAGCGATTTTCCTGACGGAAATCATCAATATTTTCCGTCAGTGCAAGAATGTTATTGTCTACTGCATTGAGATCGCTTCTGATGCCTCCGACGGTTGACTTGATCTGAGAAGTATCAACCTTGGTTGCTATTCCCAGACCGAGGTTTGCGAATGTGGCCACATTCGCTGCACCTGTAACGATTGGTCCACTAAGGAATTTCCCTACTGCTAAAACTGCTGTTCCGATACTCATAATTGGTATCCTCCTTAAATTAAAATAATTATTTTAATGCACAGAAAGAACCGTATTTTCTTTCTGTACATATAAACAATATACATATCAAAAATCAAAATAATAGGAATTTTTGTATATACGGAAATATACATTATTTCGGTGAAAGGAGTGATCGTATTGAGTATCACATTAGAACAGGCTAAGGCAATGATGACACCCGAAGCCATTGAAAATCTCAGACAGGTGGTAATATCTCATCCGAATATCAATACGGAGCGTAAAGCAAATTGCGACATATTAATGCAGGCACTCTGTAGAGCGGTAACGGATGAGGTCATACTTCCTGAGTCATTAGATGATAGATTGGTTAAACTGCTCAATGCTAAGACCAATACATTATCACCATCCAAACTTGGAGAGATTCTCACACATATTCGAAAGACTCAACCTAAGATGTGTTGTGTCATCAGAGTTCTTGAACCCGTACATGACGAGCTGATAAAGAAATGGGTATTCACAGGACCTGAAGTTCGCTTCTCAGGAATGCTTGGAGAGATAATAAAGCTCTTCGATATCACACCAACTCTCGTACGCAGCAAGATGACTGAAACTTTAAAACCCACAATTGTTAATAACATCGCTCAGTGTGTTGCAAAGTATCAGAATGGTGATGACTTCAATGTCTCTATCACAACTGTATCACGCTTAGTTAATATGTGTGATCACATGATATATGCTGACTTCGAGGAGGTTGAAATATGAAGCATGAAAAGTTATTGAGAATCTTAAAGGAAGCTATGGGAAAGACGTATCGGCGACGTGAATATGAGAAGCAGTTGATGTTTAATGAAATTATCAAAGCTGCTCGCGGTGAAGAAATAACGATACGTCTGAGAAGACTGAACAAGAAGGGTTCGGGGGCGTAAAGCCCCCACCACTTCATTTTTTATATTTTCGAATGACGTTCTTTAAATCTTCGACAAACTCATTCAGATGGAATTCATCATAATCAGTTAAACGATAAGCATCAGACTCTCTCAGCTGAATACCGAATCGCTTTTCCACAATATCGTATAACTTGGCGATTCGTGTTTCTTTGGAGTCTTTGGTGGGATTGTAGATCACATAGTTTAACTCTTCCACCCTTCCAGACACATCATCCAAACACACAAATGAATCCTTACGCATCCCCTTGAACATTTTCCTCACCACCCTTCTGGACCAATTTGTAATCCTCAGGAGGTTGTTCCTTACGACAGTCGCAGGATTCCCCAGGATCCAGATTTGCGCCACAGTAGGGACATGTCCAATAATAAGTTTCTCTTGACATTGGTTTATCACCTCACTGAAATTTTTTGTAAAGGAGAGATAAAGATGCCCGTAATACAGGAAGCAGTTGATCTTTCTGCAGGTAGAAATTTTATACCTAACAGAATGAGATACAGACTGCCTATGAGTAAAACAAACAACTCCGTTTTCCTTTTATCAGATTCGTATGAATATGACATCGAACTTATAAAAAAGATCCCACCGCCGAAAACGGATTACAAGCAGATCCTTATTCCGTTCAAGGTTATAGATAAGATTGAGGTAAAACCCTTCAGATTCATCATGTCTCAAAATGAGTTCAATAAAAAGCTGACATATCTGGAGGATCAGAAGTTATTGCCTCGTCTGATACCTATCAGATATCCTTATCCGAAAACAATCGATAACAATCTTTACATCCCATTCTCGGAGATAATGAAGATGGTTACACCTTATCTCCGTCAGATGCCGGTTCAAAAGATTAAGGCTAAGATATTCTCATTATTCAATCAGATCATGTTCCATTTCAACTGGTCGAGAAACAAGATACTTCTTATCGATGTAACTCGTTTCCCAGTATATCAGAATCTGAATATGGATACTTACAAATCAGATCTGATAAATGCTTTGCTCACAGCATATATGTTCAATCCACCTGATACTATCAAGAAACTGGATTGGACATTTGTTTTCCGTGCTCCTGATGTTGATTATAAATTCGACCTCAGAACATGGGATAAGCGTGATCTCACTCTGTTGAGAAATATGCTTAAAGCTATAGGAAAACCGAATGCTACAACAGCTAAAACTAATGAGGAGGCTGGTGAAAGTGTTGACGACTTTATGGGAACAGATGACGAAGTTGAAGACAGCGTTGAAGGAGTTAGCGGAGAAATTAAGGGAGCGATTGACGAAGTTCCTAACGAATCTGAACAAATCGGTGGAGATATCGACATTTCAGATCCGGAGATCACAGGAATGCTCGAAAGGAATCGTTCAGTCACAAATGATCTTAAATCAACACTATCGAAATACAAAGGTCAATTGCCTGCCGCTGCGCAGCCAGAAGAAGTGGAGAAGGACACTGCGAAACAGCTGTACAATGCTAAAACGTTAAGCATTAATGCAAAGCTCATATCCAGAATCAATCCGGATAAATCGGTTATTTCCAACTATGAAACTATTGCAAATGATCTGACACCTACGGGAGATAATCCTGTTGAAAAACAGATCGTCGATAATGCAGCTAAAGAATTGGCTGGATCGGTACAGCCCGTGGATACATCAAAGACAGATACAGTTGTTACATCAGCACGTGAGTTGAAGATACGTAAACAGGTTGGTCAATTAAAGTTAAACAATGTCACGTTTGATACTTTGTCAACTGTTACAGATACTCCACTTCCTATTGCAAGAAAACCGAGAAACATAACGACTACATGTCCTGCGGCAATCAAGTCTACACCATTTGCTTCAATCTCACAGGAATATGAGGATAAACTTCTCGACCGTGATATCGTCGCAACATTCATGAATCTCTCAGCACTGCCTGACGGCTTCTATGTATCAAATGTTGAGGTAACCGATATCTCTACAGCAACAACACTAATGAACAACTGGAGAGTTACTCTGAAGAATAAGTCTTCGGATAAATCTTCGGTAATCAATATTCGTGTTCCAAAGGTTAAGAATGGTCGTTTCTACAATAACGGTATCTGGTATAATATCGGCAAACAGGACTTCCCGATTCCGATACTTAAGATATCCAAGAAGAAAGTAATCATTACAACCAACTACAACAAGATTACTGTTGAAAGATATGATACAAAGTCATTGGTTGATATCGGCATATTCACAAAAACAATCAATGCAATGAACGATGCTACTGGTAAGAACAAGTATGTGAAACCAGGTAGTTCAATCAATACCAACTCTCGATTCGAATCAACAATCGAATATGATGAGTATGCAAAACAGTGGATCTCCTTCATCAACAAGGAAGCTTCATGTGAGATATATTTCAACAGACAAACTTGTGCAAAGGCGTATCCTTTCGTAACAGTTCAGCCTAATGAATTCTGTTGTGGTATGATCAATAAGGTACCTGTTGTAATCAATACCGAAACAGGTTTAACCAGAGATGGAAGAACTCTAACAGATACCATGTTAAGAACTCTTCCGGGTGAGTACATCGAACAGTACAACAAAATCAAACCCGGCAAACTCTCAATGTATACTCAGATCATTATCGGTCAGACCATGCCATTGGGTGTTGCTATCGGCGCTTGGGAAGGTATAACATCACTGTTGAGAAAGAGTGGAGTAAAGGCGTTGTTCGTTGATAAATCATTCAATGATTCTAAGTATTTCACAATACCTTTCAAGGACAAGATTCTGGCAATACCGTTGACAACACCAAACCAGTTGATATTCAACGGCTTCTATAGAATACCTACGAAGTCATTTACATTCGCAGAATTCGATACTCCTATTATGAATTCGAATTCTATTTATGTAGATATCTTCAACCAGCAGTTCTTCAAGCAGTATTCTCAGCTGACAACCTTCATCACATATTATCAATTCTTCGTTGATGCAATCACAAAGGATGTTTGTCTCCATTACAACATTCCGAATGATATTGCGGGTATGTTGATATATGCTTCGAACATGTTGGCTGATAACTCATTCACAGGTGAGAACCAAGCATCGTTGTACAGAATACGTTCTTCAGAAATCATTCCCGCGATCATCCACTATCGTTTGGCTTACAACATCTCCAAGTACAATAACTCGGTAGGTTCTAAGTCAAGATCTGCATCATTCAACTTCAATCCAAACGAAGTATTGAATGAATTACTCGCAGTTCCAAATGTAACCACGATGTCTGCACTCAATCCTATGGTTGAACTTCATGCTCGTGAAGAAGTAACCAAGAAGGGATTCTCAGGTGTTAACGATGACCGTGCATATAACGTCGTAAAACGTTCTTATGATGATACCATGATTGGTAAGATTGCAATGTCTTCACCAAACTCTGGTAACGTTGGTATATCTCGACAGCTGACTGCGGATCCTAAGCTTACATCTGTTCGTGGTTATACTGATACAATCGGCCCAGATGCAGATTACAACGATTTCCAACTTGCATCATGCTCAGAGTTGGAAACTCCCGGTACTGTATCAAGAGATGATGCTATTCGTACTGCGATCGCAACATCTCAGACATCACACATTGTATCTACAGCCGACGCCCAACCTTGTCTGATATCTAATGGATTTGATGAGGTTGTTCCTGCATATCTTACGGATGAATTCTCCGTGTTGGCAGATGAAGATGGTAAGGTTCTCGAAGAAACTCCAGACTATCTCATTGTGCAGTATAAGAGCGGAAAGAAGCGTTCAATCAATATTGGTCATCGTCAGTCATTCAACTCTGGCTCCGGTTTCTATGTTGACAACAAACTTCTTTCAAACTTCCACCAGGGAGATTCATTTAAGAAAGATGACATTCTCGCATACCACGAGAGATTCTTCTCTAAGGATTCAGATGGCATTGTTCGTGAGAATATCGGACCACTCGCAAAGGTTGCATTTACTGGTATCTATTCAACCTATGAGGATGCTGGTATTATGACAGCTAAGATGAGTAAACGCCTCGCAACCAAACTCACAATGAAACAAATGTTCAAACTCAATGCTATCGACGATGTTGAGAAGATAGTTTCAATCGGAGATGAAATCGAGGTTGGAGATCCACTGATCACGTTCGGCCTCGGCGACACTGGTGATAAGGCCGTAGATAACTTCCTTAAAGCTTTCCAAGATAAGGATGGTTCTAACTCAGCTGTCGATTCTGCAAAACGTGTAATGCGTTCGAAAGAAGCCGGTACAGTTGTGGATGTTAAGATATATACTTGCAAGAGTATGGAAAGATTATCTCCGTCTCTTTACAATATAATCGATCAGCATTTCAAAGATAACATCAAAAAAAGAAGAACCCTTGACAAATATGAAAAGGGTAACAACGTATACAAGATGGGTATGCTTTATGATCGTCCAACCGAACCGTTGAAGGGTTCAACCATTAAGGGTATAACATGTGACGTTCTCGTTGAGATATACATCGAACATGAGGATGAAGCATCTGTTGGTGATAAGTGTGTTGCATACGCTGCATCGAAACAGGTTCTCTCTGAGGTAATTCCCGAGGGTATGGAACCTTACTCCGAGACTCGTCCAGATGAAGAGATATCAATGTTCGTTGCACCGGCATCTATCTTGAAACGTATGATCCCATCAATCGTCGTAATCGCTTCCGGCAATAAGGTTTTAGTTGAATGCAAGAGGCGGATACGCGAAATCTGGAATTCTTAAAGATGATGGAGCGGCTTAAGCCGCTCCATTTCTTTTAATTTTAACTGATATTCTATACACTTTACTTCTTGAAAGATTCGGTATCATGTTTTTCAATTTAGTATATACCTGATAATATCCTTTTCCGGATTTTAATTCTTTTGATATGAGTTCTATATCGTCGGATGTGAGACGAGTATCTTTTGGTAATTCATCACAGGTGAAATACATATCCGATATATCTTTCCATATTCGTTTGTATTTTATTGATGTAATGTGGGAATATTTCACATTCATTCCTATTTTTAGCAATTGATCATACGTCTGTTTCAAATCACCTTTGAAATGTGCAATTGTTCGACATATAATGTGTACATCTTCTGGAGTCAGTCTGGCATTTGCATTATTGGAACCCTTTCTCGAAGACTGAAGGCCTGTGATAAATGCATGGCGTATATTTTCAGCAAACGTACACCATTCAAGATTATAGCTATAATTATTTGCTTTATTCCCATCAATATGATTCACATATGATTTCTCTTCAGAATATCCATTTACAAATTCCCAAGCTACTAATCTATGCATTTTAAAAACAGATGATTTTGGTTGTTTTGAATCTGTCATTAGATTGACGTATATGTATCCTGTTTGATGTTTGTATCCAGATATTATATTACCTTTAGAAATATTTTTGATGCGACCGCGATTTGAAACTTTATACATATCTTTTCTAATGCCAGGATAAGTGAGAGTTTTCCATTGTTCTTCAGGAAGTTCTATTATCATAAAGATTCACCTCTTTCTTAAAATAAAGTTAGATTAACAAAACGGGTAATATGGTTGAAACGAAACGTACGATAAAAAAGATATGGGAAGGATAAAAAATTTAATTTCGGACACGGGGGCTGTTGCCCCCGTTCCTACTCTTTATATTTGCTATATCATGTTTGGATCAACCGTCTCTTCTCCAATCGAGAATTGCATCGGTCAGAGCGATGCAAAATTGAAGCGTGAATCCATCAAGATCGAAGTCAAATGACTTCTCAATCTCACCTGTTGAATCCATTGTCAGAAACACTCGATCTCCTAAAGAGCACTCTATTGAGACCTTGTTTCCAACAGTCAGATCCTTCTGTCCGATTGATATGGCGGTAACCTTTAACCAACCGAACATTGTGTATCTTTTGTATACAAATGTTCCTTTAGGCGTAGTATTGTCTGATGCTTTTTCAGCAACGTCAAAATACACTTCAGACTCGTTAACATCATATTTGGGATCGAGCGCTTTAAGTGCTGAGTCCATGGCTCCCTTTATTGAATTTGTGTTCCAGAAACTATAAATATTACTCATAATGATTCCTCCGAGAATCTCAGATCGATGCAGGTAGCATACAAAATCTGGCGGGATGACTGGTCCCGACTTTCAAATTTGATTTTTTAATACTTCCGAATTTCCAGCAATATGTAAAGATTATCGCTTTCTATTCATATTAATAATATATATATGAAATCTTGAAATAAACGGAAACGGCAAGGTAAGCAATTTGCTACAATATTCTTTAGAAAGGAATGATGAGAATGAAAATGAACTACAACAGCTGGTTCTATAGAACACATGCTTATTTGCAGAATGCAGGTAAGAAAGGTCTTATAGATTACAACGATACCAAGTATGTCAATCTCGGCGACCGCTATAAGAGACTGGTTGATTTAGAGTCAGAGATTTTCTCCGAACAACCATATGGTCTTATATCAAACAGACGTGGTTTCAACAAACTCATCGATCTGTTGGAAAGATCAAACTATACATTCGAAGATATCAATGATTCTTTGGTAGATGCATACAAGCATTCACTCACAAACGCAATGAGTAGAATGCTCGTGAATACACATGCTGTAATGTTCAAGTGTAATAGCATGGACAGAAATCATGTGTCCGCAGATAGATTTTCAAGATACTACATCATCGACGCTCCTTTTAATCAGCTTCACTTTGGTGATAGAGATGAGTTCATTCGTCAGCAACTTCAGAAAATGCATACTGAAGAAAATGACAAATACATTCCGTTATCTGAATTCAATACATCCCCTTATACAGATCTTCTCGGATTCACTCTGATGTGCTGTGTAAATGGTAGAATATCAAACGACGCAAAGGTTGCTCTTGATGATAAAGGTTTCAAGTTCAAAATAAGTTGGCCATATGACTATAAGAAAGTCGACTTCATCATTTATAAGCTTGACGCAAGTAAGGTATACACAACTACGGTTAAGTATCAAGACCTTGTAAATGATACGGGATTCATCAAATTCATTTGTCCCGACGCAATGGGTGAGCATTGTATCGTAAATCTCTACGATTCGAGATATGCTAAAACAACCACAAGTGTTCCAAACTTCGGTGTTCTTCAGAAGAACGGAGTTTCGTTAATCAATCTCCAACAATACACACTCAATCAGTTTGAAAATCTTAAAACAAACGAAATATCGGTTGTTGTTTATGCTCTCAAGTATTTCCACGAAGTACCTAATCTGTATCCTGCAGTAAACTACTATGACATCGTCGATACGAGAAAAGTATATGTTGAAACAGGTGAACGTGTTCTCGAAGCTGATAAGCGCACTCAAGTATATTCTTCATCGACAACCGATATCAATGATCTTGAGCTCTGCACTCCGCCGATCGTTATTGACAGAAGTGCAACCACATCCTTCATAACGATTGTAAGTTGTTTGAAGATAAAAGACGATATGCTGACGGCATATGATGACATCAGAAAAGCTGGTATAACTTTATCCAACAATACAAGACTTACTCAGGGACAACTTGACACTATCAGAAGTCAACTCAATCGTGTAAAGAACATTGTGACACCGTGTTACAAAACATACGTTGAAGGTGCGTTACTCACATCTCTGGTTGATAGCGAGCGTCTCGAGAAGTTTGAAAAGTTCATGACAAATCTGAATAACTTCATCAATGAAGCAACTATTCAGAATTATACTCAGTACACAGACTTCAATCTGTTCCCCGAACTGTACGGCAATCAATATATTTCTTTTGTTGAATATATCACATCACCATTCGTAGGAAATGCATTGGCTCCGTTTGAGAAAGTGATTAAGACTTCTTCAAACTATTTCGTTATGGACAATGCTGAGAGATTCAACCGCCCGGTATCAGAACAGTGTTTCATTACGATGATATATGATCGCACAGATGATTGTTGGATATTCGATGTCCCCAATATCGAACATTTCAAAGGTGTTGGAAACTCATTCTACATTAACGACAATCTGAAAGGTGACGAGATATTCAAGTTCTTTGTTTTGTATACCGATACAGAGGGTGTTGGAGAAGAATATGTTCAACCGTTTGATATCGACAAGGTGTTCGACTTCGATTTGTTCTACGACGAAGTATCAAAACACATGGGATATATCAGATACTGGAATGCTGAGAATAAGTTGATGAAACTGTGTAAGACAATATACAGTGAATATACTCCAGAGAAAGCAGTTCAGGTATTATCAAAGATATTAAAGAGAAAGCTTGATGGTGTTGATATCATCGATCAGTATCCTACTGAAATGAACTATGAGCCATCGAATGCATCATCTCTCAACTGGGATAATTATAATGAATATTCTGATGAGGCTCCATTTGCTGTTAACTTCTTATTCTATACAATCTCTCTGATGAATGGAAACGAGGATTCGTTACAGGCATATTTCTATCGTCAGCTCATAAAGAGAATGCATTCAAATAGATATGCTGACATTGATGTATCTGCGATCATCGATAGATCATACATGCTTCCGGTAAACTATTCCGTCCTCTCGATATCTCCAGTTAGAATTGATCCTAATAAGAGTTCAATACCGATTCAATCTGGAATATACGGTTTCTATGGTATGACTTTCTTGACAGACAATCTGTCGAATATGTTTACTCCAAACCCATATCGCTATACATTTAATATGTATGAGAACGAAAAGCGGTATCTACTCATAACCGAAAATGATTATACCGAAGACTCATATCTCGGTTATACAGACATCTCCGCATTCAATGCAAATACGATTACTTATCGTCATGATATATACATAGCTCGTCTTCTCACAAGATATCTTATAGCATGTTATGAATTTATATCAAATATTCAGACATACTACAAGCACTCATATAATGCGAATGAAGATATAATGAATGATTGTGACAAGATCGATGATATCGCTCACGAGATAGGTGCATATGCTTACAGGCATGCTGGAGAATTTATAAATCCAGCAACAATGGATGTTGCTATGTCCGCGACTCATGGCATATTCGAATCAATAAAGTACACTATGGCGAATACAATCTCTTCAATTAGAACGGTAAACTTCAACGGAAGAACTGCTACAATTGAAAAGGTTGCTGGTGGCTTCTTACAGCTGCTTGAGAGTGTGTATAAGAATACTGGATTTGATGACGCTATTTCCAAACGTGTGCGCAATCTATATATTCATTTCAAAAAGATCAATGGTCTTCAGAGTGTATATGATTTCTTGAAATGGGTTGAAGGTATTGATCTTGAGCTCATTCAGAATCTGGATAGTATGCGTTCAGAGAATGATAACGATATCAATGGTTCAAATGCATTTGCTCCATACGTAGCAGCATTCACAAACTGGCTGGATCCAAATACTACAGAACAGGGAAGAAATACTGCTGCTAAGGTTCGTGGTCTTAAGACATATATCGACAATCTTTTCTCATCCAACTATACTTCACACTTCAAACCCATCATTGATTTCTGTGAAGATATTATCGAGAACTGGATATTCGATTACTTTATTCTCGACAGCATTGAATACGACAAGACCATAAGCTATAACCAAAAGCCGTATGCTATTATCATCGACGCTCCAGCAGGTGATCGTTTCCATCCAAAGAAAGGTCAAATTATCGATGTTAACTCAACGATGATATTTGAACCAATCGTAGAAAATACAAATGACGTCTGGATTATCAAGGATATTTCTAAGATATGCGAATACGCATTCTTCCTCGGAACAGATCTCAACGTATCAATGAGAATCGTGTCACAATCCGGTTCAACAATTGACACAATTTCAGGCACAATGAAATTCTTCCGCATCGGTTCATCTGCAGATGATATGGTTACTTTTAATCAGTTCCCGAACATGAAGAATACTTGTATTGACATTCAAAACGTTCACGAAGATTTTGAGGTTAATTCAAGTAATCATATCGTGAATAGAAAGTTCGCTAAAATGAACTATGAACTGTTGGTTGGTAACAGCTATTGTCAACTCGATCATACATCCGAACTTATACTCGAAAGAAAAACAATGCTTCAGGGTTCTGTTGACAGAATCTATCTTCCCGGATATTTGTTGAATAAGCTTTCGGCACATGAGTTTGGACAGCATACTTCATTCGAGGTATACTTCAAAGCATCACAGGTATTACATCTTCCGATTACAAATACCGAAATGACTTCCGTTGGTGGAAAGTATTTCGTTGGACAAACATTGTATCTGGTCACAGATGATCAGAAATCAATATTCCCAGTGGTTGTTACCGCGGTTGATATGTCTGAAGCAGAAGGATTTGTTGAAGCTGAGATTGATCAGTTGAAGGCTTCGTGGTTCAAACTCGATGATATCGCGGACATCAAACGTTACATGGAGAATCCGGTGACATGTACTGTTCTTGATGACAACATCTGTAATTTCCTTGATGAGTTCTCGAATTCTGATCTAAGAAACTATCAGATTCCAGAATTTCCGAGAGCACTTGATCCTTGTGATGAAGATAATCCGGACGCATTCTCAATGCCGGGTGATCCGATTTATGTTACATCAAATGCTCCGTACGTGTATACTCGTTTGAATTGGATATTCAATCAGGACATTCCAAATCGTTACATGGATACACACCCTCAAGATCACAATATGATTTATGTGGGATCAACGGATACACTGAATCTCAATAGTGATATAAGAGTTAAACTCATTAATCATACATTCGAGCCTTTCACAGATCCTGAGAATTACCCAATACTCAGAGAAGAACCAGATGATCATTTCGTTTGGGAAGAGGAATTGAAGGTTTTCAATGATGCTTATACTTCCGCATTGGGTGAATATCAGAATCAACAGCATTCCATAGGGATGGCTTGGCAAGGTTGGTATTCCCTCCCGTCATATCTGAAGACTCAGGAAAACTTTAACATGTTTAAGATTACGATCGGAGACATGGAATCCAAACTGCAAAGAATTGCTGAGAAAGGTGCTCGAATTCTTTCATACATCAAACAACTCGAAACTCCGACAACATGGTACAACGTCAGAACATACGAAACGGCAAAGACATATATCGATAATGGTCGTGCTAATCTGGACTTTGGCAGAATAACCAATATCAGAAACATCCCATACACAGATGAACTTCAGGTATACATATATGATTGGGAACACCATTACTGGGTTGATCCTTCATTGTATACAGTAAACCTTGAACTGTTGGCTTCTGTTAAGATCGGCGAGTACGAAGATTATAACACAAAACGTGTTATGAATTCGATCACAATAACTCCGGAAGATGGATTCCCATCATCGAGAAAGATTCTTATATACTTTGCATATGACAAGTCGGATGTATTCGACACAATCGACACAAATCCGAAGACATGTGATGTGCGTTTCAAACCGTTACTCACATTGGATAATACTGTCGTTGATTATGATCCTTATGCAAAGATCAATATAAGAAAACAGTTTGATGGTCATATCACGTTTGAGTTTGATTCATATTCTGAAATACCTGATTTCTCTCAGGTGGGATATTTATTCAAACTTCCAAATGAATCCGGTAAAGAGATCAGGACTCCAAACATCAGATTCGTAGGAATGACTGCTGACAACGATGGAAACCAGCTCACTTTAAACGACTTTGATCTGTATATAAAGATGCCATATCCGAACGTAACATCAACGGACAAATATCTTGTTCCGGAATATACTTCAACGGTTGTTAGAGAAATCGATGGTTTTGTTCCTGATCAGACAATCAAGCTCATATGCATATCAAACAATGCACGCTCTTCATACGATGGAAATATTTCGTCGGTAATGTTTGAAGCATATACGATCGATGATAATGGTACACAAAAACTCCGGATCACAAACTCATCACTCCCATGGTATATTGGTGGAAACTTCACGTGTACCGTGTTCAAGGATAATATGTATCCTCACTCTGGTGGTCTTGTAACCGTTACAGTCACACCTGTTGAGAATAATGTTGTTGATGGAAACTGGGTTAGACAGGCAAACATCAATGTCTTCTGGGAATACAGGATTCTTCCCGAGGAATTCGTACTTGTTCCAAAGAATCCAATATCAGGAAATATCAAATTTGAATTCAAATCAGAATACTGGAAGAATGCTGATACAGATATCGCAGTAATAGACGATGCCAATGTAGCAAACCCATATTTGTTCTATTACAATGCTGACAAGAGTTTGAGATATCCTATTGGAGAAGTGAGAAAAAATGAGCATAGAGAGCGTTTGGTCATTGATACTACACTGAATCCGGATGTTCAGGTTGTCAAGAATACATTCCTTTCAATCTGCAGATACGCAATCCAAAAAATTCCAAAGGATGGTATTATCGATATGACAGGATATCTCCCAACGCCACTCTCCAGAGATCATTATGAATTCTGGGTTAACGGTCGTTGTATTAAGGATCCTTCCGATGTCGTTATACTTTCACCAACATCAATTCAACTGCTTAATCTCAAATCATTGAGAAACTTCGAGTGTGTTGAACTCGTAGACGATTTCGATGACTCTCCGATCTCAACAAAGGGACCAGTTTACATTGATCTCAATGGTAAGACATATGCATCTCATAAGCTTGCGGTTAACTCGGGTGAAAGCGTATATATGGAGAATATCCGTTATATGTTTAATGCCAATAATCAGCAACCGATGCAAACTTATACACGAAGCATAATTTCAAATCCTAACAATAAAAATATTGAAAAGGATATTCTTGAGACAATTGAATTTGCTCAGGACACACCAACATATTACGAAGAGCTGTTTAATATTCCATCCATCAATGGTGTTGATATTTATGATCCAAAGTCATATCACCTTGGATTCATTGAAACACCGAACAAAAAGATTCTTGAAATGTATGATAGAGTATGGAGACGTGAACAATGCACAGATCCATTATTCCCGTCTACACATATGAGAGATCTTAATCTTATTGATGGCGAGAAAGTTATACTTCATTCGAAGTATTCTGGTAAGGATGACATGTATGTTTTGTATGCTACCGGAATAAGCGACGGTTTCTTCACATTCTACATCTCAAGAAGTGCTTCTGCAAAGATTGATGAAACTGCGTATACATTGAAAATACTCCCATTCATTAGAACTGGTGTATTCGTATATGTGGATAAATCTTTCCAAGGTAAGTGGTTGTGCTGTACACATCCAAACGTTAAACCAATAAAGATCATGTAAGTTTTGTAGGCTGGGGGCGAAAGCCCCCGGCTTTCAAATTCATGAACAAAAGAAAAAATATGGGGGCAGATGCCCCCGATAAATATAGGGAAGAATTACAAATGATAGTAGAACAATTAAGGAGACACAGCGGGGATGAGTGTGGGATATTTCCCCGCCATATTCAATAAGAGAAAAGTTCGGATAAGTCTCTTATTAACAAAACGTTTTGAACCCGCGAAGATTTATCACGGGTTCGTTACTTGGATTGCATTAAGAAGATCCTGTTCAAGTTTAACCACATCTGGTTTAACCTGTACGGATGCGGATAACCAGTTCGGTTTCTTTTCTTCTGTTACAATTCCACGTGGGTCGGTATGCATCAACTTGTTCAAACGCTCACCGAGAACCTTGTTGATCTTTCCTCCATTTGCCTTCTGAACATTATCAACAATATCATCCATGTTTGGTTTGAGTCCGTGAAGCATACGGTAATATTCCTGAGGACCAAGCTTGAGCCAATCATATGCAATCGGCACGCCATTCTTATCAACAATGCCGAACGGCTTGTCATATTTGTTCTTATTATTGTCGATATATCTGTTGTAGATTGTACTCTTCGCCTTGATTGCTCCAGACAACGGAGTCTGAAATCCTTTACGATGCATCTGTACATAATACTGATGCTCAGCATTTCCGATGATCGGAATATCGAGCTTAACCAATTCAGAATTCTTATAGCTCTTATGATGGATACCATCAAGTTGACTTCTATCAACTACCGTAATATCACCATTATAGATTCCTCTAAGAACCTCCGGATCGTTCTCAGGTGTAATTCTATTGAGATATAATTTCGGAAGCTGAACCTGAAGCTTAAGTTTTCCTGCGTTGAATGCAGCGAGTCTTGATTCATACGAACCAAGATATGCAAACTTGTCACTCTTCAGCTCATAATCAACACCTTCCATTATGATGTCCATTACAGCACACCATTCGGCAGCATCATAATAACAGTTTCTGATTCTGTTGAGTTTGTCGGATAAAGCTTTCTCTTCGACGGTCTTATACAGCTGATCGTCCGTCTTATTATAATTCGTGCATGGATTCGGACGCACATAAGCGACATCCATTTCATCCTCAAGCTCTGCACGTTGAGCTTCTGTAAGCCTGATAGTTGCAACATCTTCTTTGTGAGCTTTGCGCTTAGCTTCTTCAAGTTGACGTTTCATTATCTCAGCTCGTCTGGATTCTTCTTCAGGAGACAGCTCCGTGTCATCATCGTCATCATCATCGAACAGTTGAGAAGACAGCATTTTCATATACTTCTTTACTTCCATCTTTTCGAGATCTGACATAGCAACTTCAACGCCAGAATCCATCTTATCAATCAGACTCTGTAAATGTTCAACCGGGAGAAGCAATCCCTTAAATTGCAAATCCATATTGTTTTCATCCATAAGATTCACTCCTTTCACATTAATTATGTATATGCATATAATAAGATTTATGGGGGCAATCGCCCCCATCAACTATCTTAACATTTTAGGATAATATAAATATGGTCATGAATATCATGAATACAACAAGACCAACAGTAGCTAAGATTGAAAATATATTGATGAATATTTTCCATCGTCTATATCTCTTCCGCCATCTTTCGTGCTCTTGTTTTATTTCCTCAATAGATAAGTTATCATACTTCATTTCCAAAATTTCGGATTACCACAACTCATCTTACCCTCAGAACATTTGCCCTTGGTGACACAGTCGGGACCAGCGTATTTGAAGATGTTGGGTGCTACTTCCATGCACTGACGAAGCATCTCATCTGCAACGTCACGGATTTCCCACTGAGCACGGTTGCAGCAACGATGCTTGAAGAAGTTGAAAAGTGAGCGAATGTTCATGGTCAGAACGATACTTGTGCAGCACGCATTAGGAAGAACCATTCTTGCATCTTCATTCGCCTTCTTTTCAGCAGCCTTCTCATTCATTCCGTCCTTAACATATTTTTGGATGAGACCTGCACGAATAAAATCGTAACGGCCCTGGAGAAGCTGCATTGTTTCATCATATACATCCTTTGTCACAGGATCTGACGTAATAGCTTCTGGTGTGACATACTCAAACTGTGTCTCATTCACATAACGCTGTGACTTCTGTGAGTATGAGGCTATTCTGTGACGGACCAGCTGATGTGAACATGCTCTACTGATACCTTCGATTCCGAAGGTGAATGTAACGTGCTCGATCGGAGATTCATGACCGAGCGACATCAGCATGTCGATATATTCCTTGGTCTTTTCTACATCTTCACTCTTAAGCATCAGATCATCAATTGATGCATTCGAGTAACAAAGACGTGCAGCAGATGCTATTACAGCTTCTGGGTTTGGGGTGTGGGTTAACATTTTTACTTTCATTTTTATTCCTCCATTTAAAATGTTTTCTTGATCAGTATTGTTGATACATCTGGGAGATAGTGCTTCTTCGTGAAATGTGACACGTACTTATCTACATACCACCCGCACATATACTCAGAAGGCATCACAGGAAGTTTGATAGCGGAAGGATACCTCTTGTGTATCCACTCCTGCGCTTCGGATACTGTGTCCGTTGTCTTTGGATAGGATACATCTCCACCTCTTCGTACTTCAACTACATACCTCATTCTCATTTCTCAATCACCGTTTCGTATATAGAGAAATGAACACGGTTCAACTCAGGATTCTCATCGCCGATAATCTTGGAGAAAGGTTTATAACCATCAACCTCAGTTATCTTACATTTCTCCCTGAATGTGAACATGGGTTCATCGACCTGTCGTTCAATGAACTCGATCGCTTTTTGTTTGGTATCAAAGACTGCCCATATTCTTTCAGTCATTCGACCTTCGTTACGTTTCGTAACAACCCATCCGATGTCTCCCTCAAAAGTAGGACGTTTCATGTTTTCAATGTGAATGTAAACATGATCATGATTTTTCCACCTACACAGTAATCCAGTAGGAGACCAGGATAACTGTTCAAGGTTGGGTGCTTCCGGTAAAGTGTACGAAAGAATCTTCGCAACACCTTCCACACTCCATGCCAATCCACAGAAAGCAACATTGTCTACGTCACCAATTACGAGTTTGACTATGTGTAAATACTTCATCTCTATACACATCCTTTCATATTATTTTATGGGACTAATGTAATCATTGGTTTCTTTTCTCCTTTTACTTTTAAACCATTCTTACATTGCTTCCCAATATATAATATATATCCCAATAGGAGAAATATAGGAAACCGAATCATAATGTCTCTATAGATATTTCTTAATAATGATAAAGAAAGTTGGTGAAAAAGTATGGGTGGATTAATATATGATGAACAAGCCTTAATTGATTCTCAAGTTTATAAGTATGATCAATTCTTGCATTCACGTATAACGAAATACACGGATGCTGGTAGAACCATAGTTACATACTGGAACATCAATGATGACAACACAACAACATCTCTTGGTATGGGTACACATTACCAAATACTTGGTACTGATTCTCCATTAAGATATAACCAGATTGAGAAGTTCCCAATATTGGGAATGTCTCCTTTAAATCCCGAAGAGAGCAATGCCTCACAAACCAATGTGAGAAACTATTCTCTGAATGGTGAGTTGTATATCATTCCTGGAACTGTTCAACCCAAAGAGAATGACTTCTTCATAGTTAATCATCTCAACATGAATCATATATTCAGAATCACACAGGTAACTCAGGATGGTTTGAATGCCGATGGATATTACAAGTGCGCATATTCATTATTCTCAACCAATCCTTCGGAGATAGAGTGGATTTATAAACAGACCGTAAAGCACTTTGTCTGTGATCTGAAAACCATTGGTGGTGACGATCTCGTACCCATAATAGGCAAGGAAGATTATGAGTACAGAAACAGAATCATCAAGATGGTAAATGATATGTGTGAAACATATACTGCTCGTTTCTATGATCATACTCACAACTGTTATCTGTTACATCTGAACGGAAGAACGTTGTTTGATCTCTCAGCAAATATGTTCATGGCCAAACATGGCTTGATGATTAATGATGATGCTACAGAGAATGTGGTTCTCAATCCCAACAAAATAAGAAGACCCGATATGGATGATCTGTATCAGAGGTCTCCTTATAAGTGGATTGAACGAGATGCCCCCTTGCGTTATATCGACACATTCAAGTATCGTACTGTGAAAGGCTGGGAATATCCAGATTCATCCTTTGCCAATTATGGCACGGATGTGGATATAATGATTCCGGGTCTTCCATGGTGTAAGTCCACTGACTGCGAATATTATTTCCCTCTTGAATTGATGAATATTCTTGAGAACGAAACTGATATGAGACCATGTAATGAATGTGATTGTAAGTGTTGTGCACGTCGTCAGGATTGTGTTCGTCATTATCAATTGAAGCGTTTTGATTACGTTTCTATCATTCATGATTTCATTCACGGAAAACTCAAGACTCTCGAACAACTCTCGCTCTATACAGGTGATCAGTTGTTTGATTATTCTTTGTCAGAAGAGGTTTATCTGTGGACACCGATAGTTATCTACATTATCAAATATATCCTCAAAATGAAATAAGAAAGGACGATGAATTATGGAAGTTTGCAACTGTGGAAAACATGTTGTACCCACAGCACAGGTTGTGCCTGTAAACTGTGAGTTTGTTATTCCTGGACAGTACCCTTATGTGAGGCCGGCAGTTGACTCATACACTTGCTGCTGTTGTGGAACCGTTGAGCCTGCTATGAAGGATTATCCTACCGCAGGCCCATTCCAAGGAAGTGCATTTGCTCTCGACAATGCAATGCCTTATCTCATTGACTCAACATATATGTCATATGGACAGGCTCTGACATTTGCTGAGAACATATACACCAAAGTCACAAAGCGTGATGATCCTTCATGCATCAATCTCACTGCTCGTTTTGACTTTACAGATTCAACTCTGACAAATACTGTTAGATTTGATTTCCTTAAGAACTACACTGCTCGTAAATATGAGGAACTCTCAGGTGTTCTTCCTATCATAAAGAGCGGAATCAAGTTCAGGATTCATTACACGGTTCTCAATATCGACGGTGGTATTGAATATGAGGGTCATGCTGACTGCAAGGTTGATCAGTCTCATTTCCACTTCACATCAATTAAGGACGTATTCGTTCAGTCAACAAATGGTTTGATTATCGAAAATATTCCTGCTATGACATATCAGGGAAGATATACTTTCGTGATCAATCGTGTTGAAGCAATCGTTGAGGTAATCAATACCAAGGAACATCTCCAGGATCCCTCACTGAATCCTTATTACACATTCACAGATAACAACAGAAAGATTCTGCTTCATAATACTGAGATATCTCAGGAGACTGCAGATGATGTTCTTGTTATAGGTGAATGCGATGTTCGTCAGTCATTCGAGTATATTGCTAACGTAACTACTCGTTTGAGAATCAACTTCATCGCGTTTACTACGCTTCCTATAGCATGTGGTGACACTTCACCAATCTGGTTCGCTCTTAATGAACCTACTGAAGCAACAATCACTCAGCTCAGAAATGAAGTATCTGCTCTCGAGGATGAGGTTGCTGCTCTTCACGCTAAGGATGCTTCTCAGGATATTGAGATTGAAAGACTTGCAGGTCAGGTTGAACTCAATAAGAACAATATCATTGCTCTTACAAACGAGCTTAATGCTGAGAAGGCCAGAAACGATCAACAGGATCAGCTCATCAGTACGTTGATTTCTCGTATTGATGCACTTACATCTCGTGTATCTATACTCGAAGCAATTCCTCGTGCTCTTGTTACTTATAAGGCTGGCAAGGAATTCCAGTCAGCACAGATCACATGGAAGGGTTATGGCAATCTCTATCAGGCTACGGAAGACTTCACAGCTTCCGGCATATTCGATTCAGATGTTGCTAATGGTCACCTTATTCCTGTTGCTACAAGTGCAGCTGATCTTACATCCATACTCGAAAGAGTTGAAGCTGTTGAGACAACTGCAAATGCTGCATCCGAAACAGCCACAACTGCCGAGAGTGGTGTGAGTGCGATATCCACAACTGTTGGTGAACTTGAAACGACCGTATCTGGTCACACAACATCAATTGAATCTCTCGATGAAAGAGTAACCGCGCTCGAGCCTCATGATAATAATCAGGAAGAACCCCAGGTGGAAGGTTAATAATTACCCATATGATCGGTGGGGTTAATTCCCCACCGATCATCATATTTAAATGAAAGGACTGATAATATGTCTGATACTATCAATGTTGATGTGATTTCGAGATCTACTGCACCTCCAGTGGGATGGATCCCGATCATAAATAAATGGTCTCCGGCAGAGAATGTCGAAGTATCTGAAGAGACAGCAAGACAGCTTCTCCAGATAGGTAGCCTGTTTACATATATTGCAGGCACACAAACTCTGCTGACAGGTCGTAACTTCCGTGAATACTTTCCAGATGGTGGTGGAGGAGGCGGTGGCGGCGAAGGTGATAAGAGCCGTTACACTGTTGAAAAGGTTACTAATAAATCAACCGGTGAAGTTACATATAAACTGAAACAAACAATCAACAATGGTTCCCCATCATATGTTGGAGATGTAATCGGTCTTCGCGGCAATCAAATGCTTGTTCAGTATGGCAATTCTTTGACAATTCTGAATACTGCACTTGCAGATATCAAGACCAAGATGGATGCCCAGTATAACTTCACAACATTCACAGCATTGAACATAACAACATCAGGAAAGACTCTGAAACAGATTACTGATGAACTTTATGCAAAGAATCTCCCCACCAATACAATCGTTACTGGTCAACTGTATTCACCCGCATTACCATTCTCAGGTAATGGTGAAGCAGAAGTAATGGTTAATGGTCCTGCATTCTGGTGGACTTGTAAATCATTGACAACAGCTCCATATTCATGGAATGCAATTGCCGGTGGTGGTTCATGGAGTGGTGTTAAAATGGACTGGACTCCAACATATAACAATAATGCGTCTGGTATTGTTTACGATAATACTACTTCAGGTGCTACTGCAACAGATGTTCAAAACGCATTAGATGAAGCCTTCGATACTTTGGGCTATGTCAATACGGAGTTAGAGGAGGTGTTGTAAAATGCCTAACACAGTAAAAGACAATGTGGATCGTGTCAAGGCTGCTAAGACTACAATAGGGAATGCAATTGTTGCGGCAGGAGGAACTGTCGGCATCAATGATGGTCTTGAAGATTTCGCTGCTGATATTGGAACTATTCCAACTGGTGGTGATCTTGGTACTAAGACCATTAATAATAATGGTACTTATGAAGCTTCTTCAGATAATCTTGATGGATATTCATCTGTAACCGTCGAAGTTCCAAACTCGTACGTTGCAGGTGATGAGGGTAAAGTTGTTTCAAATGGTGCTTTGGTAGCCCAGACTTCTTCTTCAACGAATGCGAATGGTGTTGTTGATACTACGTTGATTGGTTCTTTGACAGTTGAAGTTGATAATACATATACAGCTGAGGATGAAGGAAAGGTAGTTTCCGGTGGAGCACTTGTTTCACAAAGTCCATCTTCTACCACAACAAATGGAACAGTTGATACAACACTTATCAACTCTCTCGATGTAAACGTAGCTAATACATACGTCGCTGGTGATGAAGGTAAGGTTGTTAATAACGGAGCACTTGTTGCACAAACATCAATGCCTGTTGAAATAACAGTCAACGATACATATGATACGACTCTTTATAATAGTATAGTCGTAAATGTTCCGGATATTGTTGGACATACATTTATTGTTGCTACAATTCCAAATGCCACAGTAACTGTAACAAATGCTTCGAATACTTATACTGAAACCGCTGATAATGTTGGTGAAGCACTTTTCAAAAGTGTTGCTGCTGGTACATACGATGTTGTGGCAACATATGATGATGCCGTGTCAGATACAACTTCTGTTACAATTACAGACCATAGTGTCACAGAAGACTCTTTTGCAAGATTGACAATATCTGCATCAGATAATACAACAATCACTGTTACTAATGGAACTGTCACAAAGACTCTTAATTATACTGGAACACCAATAGTTCAGTATGTTTCATTGGGCATATGGAATTTGTCATGTGTTATAGATGAAACTGAAATAACAGAGACTGTGACGTTTGATTCATACATCAATCAAGATATTATGTTGGTACCAGATACCAGTGTTTCGAGGTATGTGGATTTCACAACAAACACATCAACCATTACCGGTGATCCAGATACCCATTCGGTTTATATGGGTATTAACAGATGCAATGTAGCAGACGATGGTACAATCAATGCATACTACGGTGATGCTGGATATACTGAAGATGGTTCAAATGGTCAGGTAATGGTTAAGATACCTAAGTTCTATTACAAGGTCATTCCAGATACTAATGGTGGTCTTGACAATGGTAACATCAGAAAGTGTACTTGGAAGATATCCGATTCTTCACTTGGAGGATACACACTCCACCCAGCATTCTATGATGTGGCTGGCAATGAGATAGATTACTTCTTGTATGGTGCATTTGATGGTGTTGGTCAAAATTCTGAAGGAACATATGATACTTCATATAACACTGCATCTGACAAACTGGCATCTGTTGCTGGTTCAACGTATCTACCATTGAATACTCTTACAAGAGCAACCGCCCGTACGATGGCAGCCAACCGTGGTGCTGGTTGGTATCAGGCAGCTATTAAACAGACTGCAGCAATACAGATGTTGATTGCTGTTGAGTATGGATTTAATACTCAAAAAGCAATTGGTAATGGTGTTGTAAGTGCATCTGGTCCAACATATGCTGGTCAGACAACCGGCAATATTACATCCGGAACAACAAGCAACAAGACCACGCCAGTTAACTGGAGAGGTATCGAAAACTTCTGGGGTAACATCTGGATTTGGATCGACGGCTTGAATACTGTTGATAGAGTTCCGTATGTCTGTGCTGGATTTAACTTTGCAGATGCATCTGCGGTTGGAGATACACAAGTTGCATTTGCCCTTCCAACAGAAGGATATGTTACTGCACTTGGTTATGATTCTAATAACGATTGGGTACTGTTACCTTCTGAATCATCATCAACCCCTGATCCATCTGGACCTATTGGAGATTATCTGTATACAAGTGCGGGTCAATGTATTGCTCAGTTCGGTGGTCGTTGGCAACGTGACCAGTATTCCGGTGCATTCTTCTGGTGCTGCAATAATACTGCTTCAAAAACCGGAAACGATATCTGTGCACGTTTGATGTTTATACCAACCGGAGCTGTTTAATATTAAAGGAGGCTAACAATGGACGAAGATGAAAGAAACTCAGACGAGGATTTTATTATCGCAACAATCGGTAATATACAACCTAAGCACGATTTGGAAAAGATAGTGCAAATACTACTTTCGATTCAACAACATAAATAAATATGGGAGAACAAGTGGATCGGCGGGAAAACATGTGCTGGATAAATAACCGCCACGAAAGATCGGTTGACTTGCGCCGAATTAAAGGCAAGCTCGAGACAGCACTCTCTTTATATTTGGCAGGGTCAAGGTGGGAAGAAAAAAGACGACAGCGGGGCGTAATGCCCCGCCACTGTCTCTTTATTTTATCCCTCTGAAAGATAATCTCACTTCTCTATGTGGATTCCATTCACAAGGAGGTCTGAGATTATCTTTGCATTTCTCAGCTCTTTATCCAACTCTTCATCAGATTGTTTCGTTACGTCTTTGACAGCTTTTGTTACTTTCTTATCAAGAATATTCACAGCTTCATCTCGTCCATATTTGTCTACGCAATCTTTGAAACCACTGGCTATTGAATAAACCAGGTTAGGATTTATTCTTTCTCCTATAGCTTTCGCTCTTGGGTTGTGATAAATCTTTTTATCGAGCTGGTTGTAGATGACAAGTATTATGTCATAATATTTGTCTTCCATTGAGATACTCGGATCTCTTGTGAATGAGAGAATGCTTTTCAGGAATGCTAAGTCAGCATAAATATCAGCCATTGTATTCACCTTCCTCGAAAGAACACATGCCAATGCACTGTGGTGTGTCGTATTCCTTTTCACCACATTTTTTGGTCATTACGTAACGGGTTTCTTTCCAATCAATACGATAATCTCTACCAAGATTTTCGCCGATTATAAGATCCTCTTTTGTATATAATTCTTTTCCGTGGAAACGGCTGTCTTTTACAATGAATTCAAACATACTTTCTACAGAATCGAATTCTCTCTGGAGGTCCATTGACTCTGTTAACGACCCTCTATGCGGTCTATATTTAATCTTCATTATTTGTATCTCCCGTCTAATAATTTATCCAGAGTGTCTTCGATCGATAATACAACTTCGTCCATGCTTTCAGAATGATTGCCGATGATTTTATCAATCAAAGTATTTATTTCTTTGACCTCTTCATCTGTAAGAACATTGTGGAACTTGAGTTCCTCTTCTGGTTCGGGATTTGGTTTGAATGTAGCAGCCTCGCCTATTACATATTCTTTTTTCTTTTGTATTCGAACATTCTCAACAGTCCATCTTTTCGGAATCGCGTCTGAAAGGCTGATCTTTGCATGAGACTTATAAGCACCAGATAGGTCACCGGGAATATGATGATGTTCTTTCTTATGGAGATACGAATCCATTGGCGCTGTTATAAGAAGCACGGTCATGTACCATGAATCCGTATCGAGTTGATCGAATCTGAAGAATATGTCAAGTTCGACTGGCTCGGATCCTATACAATTGAAAGTCTTATCATCTACAAAGCCTTTCTTTGTTACGAGGATCTTTTCCGGGAGAGTCGGATCCATAGGTGTTGTTGGTGTAAACACCTTCACCTCGGTCATCTTGGTATACTTGTCATATTGGGAATCGGCAATGAATTCACCGTGTATATGATATATTTCACCAATGTTATACCGGGTAGGATCCGGAACCCAGTTCTCATAATTGTGAATTCCAAAGATTCCGTAATCCTCATTATATATCTCAACTTCAGAAACATCTGGAATTGAAATTGGAATACCATCACCCTGATAAATCACCTTTGTATCGACCAGATTTCCACTGTCAGCCTTCCAAGCTTCACGTGTGCGTTCGTAACGTTCGCGCATTTTATATGTTGATATTTCACGACCTTCGTTATTGTAGTTCTGGTCGAGTTTTGGATTGACCGAGGCATATGCAACGATGTCAGGATCGACGCCAAAATAGTCTGTGATGATTCTCTCAAGATCTTCGCATTTGTGTTTCAAAACCATTCCATCATGATTCTGAATAAGATCTCCAGCGTATATCTTTTCATTAATACGTTTGATTCGATCATCAACCCACCATGATGAGTTTGGATCATATAAAACGAATACGTCCTTGAATATCAGGAAAGTCTTCTTTCCCAATCTAAGGACAATGTCATACGAGTCATTAGTCTTCCGCATTGTCTTTATTCTCCCTTCTGCATCTGGCCATAAAATGAGCCTTGGACTCGAAATTGAGATCTACCTTATCGAAGTCGATTCCATACTTCTTCGAATAAGTCTTCATAGCATCCTCAACACGGACATCTTTATTGAAAACTTTATTTGTTGTCGAAGCAAATATGAAATCTTTGATGAATTCTTTTATCTCTTCTTCGGACTTACCTTCAATCTCTAATGCCCAAATGGACATACAAAGAATGGAACAGGCTGCACTATCGACACAATTTGCGAAGACCTCGTATTGATATTCATTCAGCAAATTCTCTCTGCACTTGGTACAATCATTTGTGCCTGGGATCCGTACTTTCATTTTGTTACTCCCCCATGTTTAGCGTCATAATCTGCTTCCATGAGATCGATGAAGCAACGCATGAAGTCGTTATCCTCAGTCATCTCGTCTTCGATAGGCGTTCCTTCCCTGAGAGATTTGATGACTTCCTCTCCACGACCCTCACCACAGTCGCGATCGTACAGACGAGGATCAAACTCATCTCCTGATATGTCGCATTTGATTACGTGACCCTGAACGTAGTCGAAGTAAAGCGGGTGGTTGTTTTCTTTTAATTCATTAACCATCTCCTCCGCCTTTTCAGGTGTGAGTCCACCGTTCATCATTCCTAAGAATGACATTCCCTGAGCATGCGAGCCTTTCCATAAAGCGAGTAATACCTCCGCTTTGTTTAGTCCTTTAATGTTTACATTTGCCATGTTAATACATCCTTTCTGATACCATAAAGATTTCGTTGGATTGGTATCAAGTTAATAATATACATATACTATGTACAAATAATAGTTATGGAACCGCACTGTAAATCTTGAAAGAAAGGAGAGAATATTATGCCTTATAACGACGATTCACATCACGTTGTCAAAACATCCGCACAGTGGGATGAACGTGCTATAGAATTCTGGGTTGTCCCCAGAGGTTGTCTCTGTGTGGAATTAACTCCGGAAGGCAAAACCAAGATCAAGATTGGTGAAGGTAATAAGTTTTACTCACAGCTGCCATATGTAAATGATATGAGCGATCTGGAGAATTATTACACCAAAGAAGAAGTTGATAATATCGTTACGAATATCAACTTGATGGCAATACGTTCCACGGATGAATATGACACAAAGAACGATCTGCCCACAAGTGGGAATAAACTCGGTGATGTTCGTTTCGTAAAAAGCTCATCTCCATCCATCAAGACAGACCCAGACGTATATCTTTGGAATGGTTCTCGATGGATCTATGTTGGATATGAATTGCAAGATATAGATCTTTCTCAGTATTTGAAGAAAGATGAATTCCATGAGTTATTCGATCCTGTTCGTGAAAAGGTTGAAGAGATGTATCCTAAGATGCATACTCATGAAAATAAGAACATTCTCGACAGAATAGAAGAGCCATACTCAACTGCGGAAAAAGAAAAGCTTGCGGGTTTGGAAAACTATGATGACACAGAAATCCGTGAACTCATCGCGGAAACAGGTCATACTCATCCTAACAAACCTGTACTCGATACCATTACAGATGATTCGTTGTGGAGTGAATCAGATAGAACTAAATTTGAATCTCTCCATAATTATGACGATACTGGTGTTAGAAATAGATTGACTGATCTTGAAAGTACGGCTCACACCCATTCGAACAAAAACATTCTCGATCAAGTAACGGCAGCATTTACTGTTGAAGATAAAACCAAACTTGATTCTCTTCATAACAATGAAGTCTTCATTGGTACTGACGGAATGTATGGCGGTAGAGAAGGTCTTGTACCCGGACCAACAATTTTGGACGCGGGAAAGTTCTTGTGTGCTGACGGTACATGGAAAGCGGCTGGTGAAATTGTTTACGATTTCAGAGGAGCCACTGCTTCTGAAGACGGTACAAACGGACTTGTACCAGCTCCTATGGCCGGTGAACAATCATATTATCTTCGTGGCGATGGCACATGGGCCAAAGTAAAACAGGATGGAGACAAATATAAAGCCGGTGACGGTATTTATATTCTATCAGATGAAGTTATATCAGACACATTCCCACTTGAGATATTTGCTAAATCTTCACGTACGTCGCAATACGTCATATATGGTTCCGCTGCTGGTGTTGGTGAATGGGATGGTACGAATTACGTATTAAGCATCACTGTTGAAGCCGAGGGTGAGACAACTCTAACAACACAGATTCTATATAATGCAAGATTGTATACGGGAGATTATGTTGATTATTCACGACAAATAATACATCATGCAAAAGAAGATATGCGTCAATATATCACATTATACGATGACCCAACGTATGGTACGCGTGGAACTGTTCAAAGCTCCACAGGTCACATTACCGGTAACTATTATTACAACCCTGGTGTTACGAACTATATCGAAGTTACACCTGGTGAGATATATTGGGTAAAGGCATTTCCTGATGAATATATCTATTTTGATAATTCTTATCATTGTATATTTGATGAAAATTATAATGTAACGAGATACTTTGCTGCTAAGGGTGCTGGCGCAATGACAATCGAGATACAACCTGGTGAAAAGTATGCTCGTTTTGTCGGCAAACCAGCATCGGGTATATTAGATCCCGGATTCTTGTACAGGTTGACACCGTATGAAGAACCTTGTGTTCTCCCATCGATTGTTCTTTATCCAAATAAAATAAATACAATCGATGTTGCTAATACTAACAAACCGTCTGAAATATACATTGAAGCTGTAACTGATGAACCCGATGATCCAGATGATCCGATGTCCAAGTACACTGGTATCATCTATAATGAAGGTGTTCTCGACATAGCACAGGAACACCCAGATTCATTAAACAAATTAACTGTTCATTTCCGTGAAACAGAGAAGGTTCTCACTCTTCCTGAAGGAAATAAGTATAAGTCCGGTGATGGAATATATATTCTGGCTGGTGATGCTTCATCAACAACATTGCCTGTTGAAATATATGCAAAGTCCAATAAATTAAAACAATATGTCTTGTATGGAGGAACAGATCCAGTCGGAGACTGGGATTCATCTGCGAGTAAATATGTCATTCCCATAAAGGTTTCTGCTGAAGGCATGAGTGATATGTCAACATCGGTAATGTTAGATGATCCAATCGGTAACGGCGATTATATTGATTATGCGAATCAACGTTTTGTCCATACCAGAACAAACATGACGTTCAGTGTAGTTTCTGGCACATGGGGTCGATGGATAAATGTTGATGGTGGGATACTAAACTGGTCTCAAGATAGTATGGCTCCATCCGACTATATCGCAGTTTCTTCAGAATATGTATATCTGTATTATCCTGGTAACATGCATGGATGTGATCAATTTGATATACCGTGTTATGCCGCATTATATGATGAAAACAAAGTATTTACTCGATCGATTCTTTTAAGATCATTTACGGAAGTAACAATAGAACCTCAACCAGGTGAAGTGTACATGAGAGTATCCTATGGATATTATCAAGGTGACACATATAGATTGACAAAAATAGGTGAGGTTGTAACACCAATCGTATTACCACCCGTTTTAATATATGCAAACAAAGTTAATACAATCGATGTTATGACAACAAATAAACCTGCTGAAATTTATGTTGAAACAGCAGTCAATAGTGGTTCAGAAGATCCAATGGCCGATATTACGGGTAT